AATTAAAATCAATGAAGTAATGTCTAACCTGGGAGCTGCAGCAGCTGCCGCAATACGAAACTAATATGAAAAATTACAATGAAGAGTACCTGTACACACAAGCACTGAACTATGACTATGAGCTAGCGCTCGCAGTAGAATATCTTAACTCACTAACACAAATAAATTAATATGTACGAAAAAAATTATAACGTATGGGATGAGGTTATGCGAGGCATAGCTGAATCGGATCGAAGAACTCTAATCTGCCAAGATATGTTTGGTCAGGATAATCTAAAAGGACTAACTCCAGACCAGCAAGATCTGTTCTGGGCTTCAGTCTAGCGCATCGGACCTTGGTGTGAGATGGGATGATCTCAGCTAATTGACCTCGGAGGTAACCAGCCGGGGTCCGGCGTGTATAGCATTTTTGTGGGCAAATGCGTATAGCATTGTGTATAGCAAAAACGATACTATAAATATAATATAAATGTAGTTAATAATAAATATAATTAATATAATTAAAATAATTATAAAAAATAAAATAATAAATTTAATTAATTTATATAAAATAACTAAAACGATATATATAATATAATATATATATAAATAACTAAATAATAATAATAAACTAAAAACTAAAAATTATGAACACAAATGAAATTATGCAAAAAGCACTAAAAACAATGTCAAACAAAGAAAAAGCAGCAATCTGGCCGCCACTTGTAAGAAAAAACTTTGTAGTGAGAGAAAGTTGGCTCGGTAGAAATCAAATAATAACTTTTATAAATAATAAAAATCAAAAAGTTACTTATAATCATGATACAATACTAAATGCTATGCTCCCTAAGCTACAACTGCAAGCCTGCTGGATTAAGCGCAAATACTGGTCGCAGAGTACTAACCTACCGAGCACAGTTAGACATCTAGCTGAGATTGTTGAACAGAAGTCTACTGAAAAGTAGGCTTTTGCCCAACTAATAATTAATAATTAATAACTTAAAATGCTATACCTATGGATAACCAGATCAAAATTGAAACTATTGCTATGATTGACAACTTAAACCAGTATTTACTGGGTAATATTACAGATGAGGGCATGATTGAGTATGCCAGAGACTACCACCATAAATTAATTATTGGCTAGGTAGTCCAAAACGGACTGTAACATGCGGTAATCTACACCGCGTGTATAGCATACCTATGTTCTTTAGTCAAAATCACCGTATTTTAGCTAAAAAGATCGAGATTCCACCGCAAAACAGAGTACGTGTGTATAGCAAAAACGATAGAATATATATAATAATATTGAAATTAATAAATACTAATAATTAAATAATATAACTATGTATGAAGTAACTAAAGAAATGTTAGAATGGATGAATGACGGAAATGTAGAGAAATGCGGTGACTATCACTGGATCGAACAGACAACCCAGTGGAGGAAGAAGTTCACTACAACAGAGTTAATAGAGTTTTATCACCGTGAATTCTTAGATTTAGAAGTCTTAGGTGAAACATGTAGAAACGGTAAAGAGTGGGATCGATGTAATTGTTGTTAAAACGGTTCCCATTAGAGTAATTTAAGTAATAAACTAAAGTATAGTTGTTTAAAACTTAAGATAGTAGAGTGAAGACACTCTCTATTAGTAGTGTACTATAATTTAACTATACTAATAAAGTTACACTAATAACTAGAGTTTTTTATAAATACTATTATAATTACGTACTTTTGGGTAAAACTACAGTATTTAAAGAATTATTTTAGGTAATAAGAGAATATAAGTGTTTACAAGTGACTACAAATGCCTTGTCACAAAGTAAAATAACAAAAACGACTATAAATATATAATAAATTTAAATAATTAATAACTATAAATATAATAACTATGAATTACTCTGAAATTAAAACTTTATTAACTATGTGTATGAATGCAACCGAAGAATTGGGTTGTCAACCGATCTCTGACGATATAGAAATCGCTATAAATACTCTAGAATACGCTAAAGAACAAGAATTTATTAATTAATTAAAACTATAACTATGAAGTACAATTGGAATGAAGAAACGGTGCAACACTTTAAATTCGAATCTTTCTATGAAGGTAGAGAAAAGATCGAACAAAGAATTAAAGAATTTGTAGAACTTGACTGTATACCGGAAGACGGGGAAACTGAAGAAGACTTAGTAAATGACCTAATAGAAACAGTATATGAATAGAATACAAAGTCAAATCGAACTACAATATCCCGGTAGATTACGGGAGATAGAAGAATTAATAGAAACTATGAAACTAGAATATGATAGTGACATGTTTCTTGAAGAAGATATAGAAGAATCCATATTAATGGAGTTAAATATAATATAATAAAAACGATAATAAATATATAATAAAGTAAATAATAATAATTAAATATAATAAACTATGAAAGTATTAAACATCAGTAAAAACGGTACAATTAAATGTGAAATGAGTGACGGTCGATTAGGTTACACCTACAAGTCCGGTTACGTTAGAGTGAGTTGCAAAGATCAACCACACTTCAGAAGACGTGGTGTAAAACTCTACCAAATTAACACTAAAGTTAAACACTATAATAAAAACCGTGATAACTACTATTACACTAGAACATTAGTACCTAACGGACTAGATCGACTACGTATGCTATACAACTTCGACCTTAAAAACTGTCAAAATAAGTAGACTATGAAACTGAGTAACTATGAACAAAATGTGATCTTGGTAGCACTCGATCACATGGAAGAACACCTTGAAGCTATCGAACTAGACGGTTGTATAACCGAAGACACTTACAAGTTAAGAATGGAAGCGGTGAATACTGCAAGAACTAAAATAAAAAATAATTAAACTATGAATATGAAGAATAATAAAGTAACTAAAGTAGAACACATTTGGTGTGAAAAGAATGATCGGTGGATATACCTAGAATACAACGAAGACTATAAAATACTCGGTATGAGTTTCATGCAAGGTGACGAATACGATGTATTCAAACACAACTATGCCGATAATGACCCCGGACTAATGGAATTTTATGAAACCATGCTATACACCTTTCCGATCGAGCAAAAATCGGTTGACCGTGTGTCCTTCATAAACAAAGTAATGTGGGCATATTGTAGTGCTGACCAAATTAGAGCGAAATATTAAAAACGACATATAATATATAATAATACTGAAATTAATAATAATAAATACTATAAACTATGATTACTACAAAAAACCAAGCCATTCAGTTTTTAACTACAATGCAACACCTTTACCCCTTTGTTCACCCTGAAGATGATCTCACTCAAATTGATCCACCATTCACACCTGAGCAAGTTAAATACTTAAGCGACTGTTTTGATCAGTGCTACCATCAATTAACTGATCCATGTGGTGTTATACTAGATGAAATACGACCTAAAATGCAATTTTTTAACCCTAAAACCTCAATAAAACTATGAAAATTATACAAGACTTTATATCAACCAAACAACAAATGTTAGATCGTGGTATTGTTGCCACGCCAACCGAAAATTACCTAGAAGCCTTCGCTAAAGCAAATAACGGTACAAACGACTTTTTACTAATGCAAATGGCAAAAAACTATGGCTACCAATTAGCCCTTGATCACTTAACTGAAGAATTATAAACCTATAAAACTAATAAAACTATGAGCGCAACACAAATGTTTCAAATCGCCGACCGACTATACCCAGGTATCAGCTATTGGTCACTAACTAAAGAACAAATTTCTAATGTAATGAACGAATATAATGACTACAACTAACGAGCAATTATCCAACAACGCAGGTATTTTAGCGCAACAAATCGCTGAAGTAACCATAGATTATATGGTTTATACTATAAGTCATCAACTGGAATATGCAGGCATCGACCTTGATGGCGACGACTACTATGACATGCTAGAATTAATTACTAATAAAACTATAAAAAATATTATAAACACTTTAAATAAATAAACTATGAAAGCAGTACACTTAAATGACTATATAAGTTTTAACGTTAACGCTAACGTTGCTATACACGTCGATTCTCTAATATCCGCAAATATAACTGTATATACTTACGTATATCCAACAAAAGATGGTGGTTTTAAAACTGACGCTATGGATTGTGAAATTGATTGGCTATTAAACGGTGAACCCGTTAAATCCGAGGGATTCCGCGATCTATATACTAAACTATATGGTGAAGATAAACTTCATAAACTTCAAAAGGATGTATGTACCGAAGCCGAAAAATTAATTGAACTCAGAGTATCTAATAAATTCAAAGACATTATTAACGAAGAACTAAAATAAACTATGGAAAATACTATAAAATTCTCACGCACTAAAAAAGAGTTAAAATTAAACGGTGATATTCACGTTGGCTTCGATCTAGCTAACCTACCAAACAAGTTTGCCTATATATACGACGACGCTGAAGATCGAGACGGTATAACTAAGTGGTTCAATTACAAAGGTTTAACCTGGATACGCAAGAAAGATCTATAGCGTTGCAATTTGAATACGTACTACATAAGATAATATATATGAATTTAAAATAATATAACTATGCAAATTACAACTAAAGAATACACTACATTACTACAATCTGTTTATCGCGGTAAGTTTTTATTAGACTACATAACCAAAGACATATTAGCTAACCCTGATAACATTATTAGCGAGATAGATCTTAAGTACTTAAGAAGACGAATGAATACATTAACCGAATCAATAAATGAATATGAAGAAATTAAATAAATTTTTAACTGACTGTGCCCGGGCGGCGGCGTATGCTATACGCAAATAACCCTATAGTTTATTATTTATTAGTTAGTTCACAGCCCTTTGTGGTTCGGCGAAAATGTGATCAATGTACATTGCCGTGTAGTACATAAAATATTAAGTGGTGATACACTGGGATTAGTGTTTATTAAATGTCTTAAGAAGAAACCAGCCACACATTATCGTAGCGAATAAATAACCGAGCGCTTTCTTTAAGCTGCTAGCAAATGTCTACGATCGGATAGGTATGGAGCGCTATTGGTACAAGCACCTTTGAATACTGTTCAAAGCCAGAGACCTGAAGCACTTACTACTAAAAAGTATGGGGGTTCGATTCCCCCGCTATCCACTAATCAATACACTCGTTAACCTTTTAGGCTACGGGCGATAACCCATGATAACGCGGGTGTATTGAAAATATTATTAAAACCAATTAAATAAATAACTATGGATACAATAATAATACTAACGATAACAATATCATATATAAGTAGTATATACTTAATATATAAAATTTTTAACAACTAAATAAATAATATTATGAATTACGAAACTGACGAATTAGCAGATCGCTACTTCAACCAAATTTTACAAATTATTAACCAAAATAATAACAAATAAACCTATGAATGAAGAAAATAATTTCTACCCTGCTATACACACTTTGGCCACCGACAAGATCGAAGCCAAACTGGTAAACATTATGTTCTCTATTGAAGATGCTAAAAAAGCGTTAAAAAATAGAATATATGGCGGTATAACTGAAGAAGAACAGCGATTAATACTTGATAGCGAACAAAAAGAAAAAGAAATATACGAGTACATACTTGATGCACTTGATAATTTTAATAACACTAATTTATCAATGTTACCAGGTAGGTCTGGTTACACGGGCGTAGGCTTTGATCGCGCTATCGATATACTGCAAGATAATGCTCATACCCAATAGGGTATAATATATGATACATTAACCCGTATTATACCCGATAAGGTATGATAAGTCATTCTTTGCAGACAGAACACGACAACCAAAAGATAATATAATAAACCTTTAAATATAATAAATATGAAACTAATTACCCCTGAATTAATGGAAGCTAAGCTACACGAGTTAGGCTTTAGCGAAAAACAAATAAGCGAACAAGATGGTGACTTCAAACAACTTGTGCTAGATCATTACGGTGCACGTGTTGACGACCACTGGACTGATCAAGATCTATATGTGTATGAAGAATCTACACGTGATGGCTATTCTGTATGGATATGTACACACAATCCTAATAGTATAAACATTGCTGAGGATGTTTATTACTCCGAACACAATACCTATATTGTTAGCGAAGTACAAGATGCTATACGCAACGGTCTGTCTATATACTGCGACGAAGAAGCTACGATCAACGAGGCTATCGAAGATATGTGTGAAACAGTATACGACGATGTATACGCCGAAGTTGAAAATAATTTGATTGAAGCCGGTTATGCCTGGCCAATTAAAGTAGTACGTATGTTAGATATGTGTCAGGAAGCTATAATGCGCCACAATGATGATGGTAAATACAATGAGTTACTGGATCAAATAACTCTTACTAAAGAGCAATTAAATATCGATCCTGATAATCCATTACCAAAACCAACTGTTTAAGTTGCAGACTAAATACGTAACTCTAAAGATAATAACTGTATGAATATATTTTATTTAAACTCCGACCCTGAGCGTGCTGCACAATTACAATACAACAAGCACGTTGTTAAAATGATCCTTGAGTCAGCTCAACTACTCTGTTCTGCACATATAATGCTTGACAGTGAAATCGATGTTCCTTACAAGTTAACGCATAAAAACCATCCATCTGCCGTGTGGGTACGAACATCAAGATCTAATTACGCTTGGTTGTACTTTCACATGATGGCTCTTGGTGAAGAATACAAAAAGCGTTATGGTAAAGAACACTTAACTATAGCTAAATGTCGCGACGTATTGTCACAAACACCCGGTCCTATATTTAATATTGGTCCTACTGAAATGCCTCAATGTATGCCTGATGAATACAAAGTTGAAAACGATTCTGTTGCTGCATACCGTAACTATTATATTAATGAGAAAGCACACTGTGCTAATACTAACAAAGAAGTGCTATACACCTGCGCTTCGCAATTCGAATAACCTATGAGTACAATACTAAAAGAAGACTTTATTGTCGAATCCAGTGCGATCCAATATGCGACGTACTACCACAGAACTAAAACATTATTTGTAATGTTTACTAACGGCTATGCTTATGACTATTACGACGTACCCAAATTTGTATGGGAAGGACTAAGAGCTGCCCCCTCAGCCGGTAACTTTATAAATACCATAATAAAAACTTTAAACTTTAATTTTACAAAACTATAATATGAAAGATCAAGAATTACCTAAATGGTTTACTAAAGGTGGGGGTAAGTTATATCCCCATGGCGCTGATGTGGAAAACCCGTTTTCTGGAGAATCTATAAGATTAAATAACCTAGAGTTATCTATGTATGATTTCATAAAAGGATGCGAAGTAGTAATGTACACCAACAGAGATAACAAACTTATTAACCAATTTAACAAAGCATGTAGTTGGTTCCGCAAAACAAATCCGGAAGCTTACATGGTACTACTAGACTAATGTTAATAGGAATAGTATTAGCTATGATTTCCTTGGCTATATGGCTTTGGATGGATGATGTCTAGTTGCAGATAGAATACGTAACTATAAAGATAATATAACTAAATAATAACAATATGAACTTACTTACACAAAATTCTAAAATCAAAAAGACTAGTAAATACTTCGGTGTTAAGCTAATGAACTTCGGTATTCCCGCGTACAAATCTGCATCAGGTAAGCTTACTTGTCCTATGGCTGATGAGTGTGTTAAGTTCTGTTATGCTAAGAAAGGCGCTTACATTTGGTCCAACGTCCAACCCGCTTTTGAAAAGCGATATGAGTTAAGTAAAACTGATGAATTCATACCAACCATGAATGATGAGATCAGACGTAAGAAACCTGACTTTGTAAGAGTACATGATAGTGGCGATTATTACAGCCGTGCATACTTAAACAAATGGATTCAAATTGCTAAAGATAATCCAGATGTTAAGTTTTATTCTTATACCAATATGGTACAATTAACTAAAGAAGTACAACTGCCTGATAACTATGACATTATATACAGCGACTCAGGTAAACAAAAACATTTAATCAATGAAAAAACCGACCGTCACACCCGAATTTTTAGCTCTGCTGACGATCTCAACAGTGCTGGCTATATCGATAGCAGTGAGTATGATCTAAAAGCGACTAAATGGTATAACACTAATAATAAAATTGGATTAATATTCCACTAAAACTAAAACTATGATAACATTTGATGATTTAAGATTCAGAAAACAGACGCACGGTGGTATTGGATCCGTGCTAAAAACTAAAAGTAAAGTAACCATAAGCATTCAAGCGGGTGAGGGTTTATACTCTATACCTCGTGAGAATGATCTAGAGCTGTATTCATATACTGCATTTGAAGTCGCATTACTGGATATTAAAGGTGAGTTCATTACTCCTCAGTTTATAAATTGTCATGGCGATATGGTTGCTGGATATGTTTCAAGAGAAGTAATTAATAATCTAATATACCAACTAGATCGATGAAAACGCTGTTGCTATACATACTCGTACACGCTACGGTTTACAACGCTGTACCCTCACAAACTGACTCGACACCTCTAATCACGGCGTCAAACAAAAAGATCGATGCTGATAACCCAGGTAAACACCGGTGGCTGGCTGTATCACGGGATCTTGAAGCTTTTGGCTTTACTTTTGGCGCTGAGGTTTGTGTTGAGAATGCAGGTGAGATGAATGGAATTTGGACTGTAGAAGACCGAATGAATAAAAGATTTGTATTTGCTATAGACTTTCTTGTAGATAATGAGATCGTCTTAGGCAAGTGGAGAAATGTTAAAATATCACTAAACAAAAATAGAAATGACTGAACAAGAAATTGAAAAATTAGCTGAGCTAATAGTAAAAAAAATTGTAAACAAACAAAAAGAATTAGATGAGGAATTTATTGGTAAGTGGGTTGCTGCTGGAGGTGTCGTAGAAGATCAAGATGGTGTTGATCTACACATAACAGAACCAGGACCTACACAAGAAGGTCTTGTTATATCTAAAAAATACTTAGAGAATGAGTTACAGCAAGCTATAGATGATGAAAATTATATAGCAGCATCTCAGATTAAAGAAAAAATAACTGAAATAGAAAGACAACTAAAAAATAAGCAAGATGAGTAAAAAACTTTATGAACACATGATTTCAGTAGACTTTTTAAATATAGCTACTAAGATAAATAAATACAGGAAGCCATTTGTTTCTAAAAGAAACAGTAAACCGAAACGCGACAAAAGATAGTTAATATATTATAGTAAGAGGCTAATGTCGCATATAGAAAGAAACATAAAATATCTAGTGAAACATCGTATAATATATAGGAACAACCCAGTAAACGATAAACCTACTGAAGAACATTCTTGGGGCTGGTTTTATGAAGAGGGTACTCGCGAATGCTATACACTTTTCGGATCTAAAGCTAAAATAACTACTTACAAAAGTCTTAAATGGCATTTGTATGTGTTATGGTACTTGAATCCAAATATGGATCCAGAAGAGTTTAATCGCATTGCAAGATTTATATGTAATAAATCTAATGGGTTTACAACGTTTAATATATCCGATCATATTATGGAAAGTATAATATATGATGTTTCAATGAAGGAATTAGATACTCCTCCTCCTAATAAAATACGTAAAATTATTTTTAAGGATAATACAGGATTAACTACTAGTGAAAAGCTTTCTATTGTAGGTAAACTAATTGGTAGATCAAAAGTTACTGACTCAGAAATATATGAGACTATGCTATTGCTGCATGACAATAAAGAAAAGATAACTATAAATAAATTGGCTAATATACTTGATTGTTCCACTAGAACCATATACAGAAATATTACTAATGAACTTAAAAAAGAGTATAAATTACTTAATAAACAATTGAATTGAAGCAAGAAGATATAATAAATAAGAATATGCAATGGAGGCTATGCGATTGCACGCTGGACAAAGGATATTGCTTATGTAAAACTGAAACAGATGAAGAAAATAAAAAAGTGGTGGGATAAAAAAAATCCTACCGAAAAAAATATAATAGCATGGCAATGGATCATGTTATTTACGCTAACAGGGATGGTGCTACTATCCGTATTAATACAATAACATGAAAAAATACAACGTACAAAATTACGTAAGATATAAAGAAGATTTAAAACTATCTATGCCTGAAGGTAAATTTTGGGATGAGTACACTAGAGATGAGCTTATAATTAAATTCATGTATCTTGTAGAGAATTTAGCTAGAAAATTTTCTACATCACAGCAAGCGTCCGGTGTAATGACTATAAATGATCTTATTCAGGAAGGAAGCGCAGGGTTAATACAAGCAGTTGATAAATTAGATTGGGAATCTCTTAATAAATCCGGGGATATAGAAAAAACATTAAAAAGTTTCTTTAGCAAAAGAATCAAAGGAGCCATACGAAGAGCTATAGACATTAATAGAGGCGATATGAGAATCCCTGAGCATAAGATAAACGAAATACGCAAAAATCCCAATGATGAGGCTATTGTGTCAATGTTCTTTAATTCTATATTTAATAAGCTGGAAACAGGTGTAGATTCTAATGGAGAAAATATATACCACCAGATAGAGGATAACCATCCAAAATATAACTTAAATATATTAAACGCTTATTTAATGAGCATAATGAAATCCCATTTAGATGATACACAATTTCAGGTAATAAGATTATTTTACGGGCTTGACTGCGATAAAATGCGAGCTAACGAAATCGCTAAATTTTTAGGCATTCAAGTTAATACCGCTAACGTAAGAATTTCGCAAATAAAAAAGGAAGCAATAGATAAATTAATAGCTAATGTTTCACCGTCGCAAGTGGTTGATTATCTGTAAGTTACACGCTTAATTAATTGTAAAAATGTGTAATAATTATAATGTACCAAAGTTCACAAATTATAAACCAATAAACCCTATATAAATGAAATCAAATTTAATAACTAAATTAGCAACAATTCAGGCAGAAATGAAAGCTAAAAAATCCAGATACAATGGCTTCGGTAAATATTACTACCGAGCAGCAGAAGATATACTGGAGGCTGTAAAACCGTTTTGCGTTAAACACAATGTAACGGTAACTGTATCTGAAGAGATGGTTAGTATTGATCCTCCGGTCATGCAATCAACTGCAAAAATTATGGACGGAGAAGAGGAAGTCTCTATACAAGCTGTAGCGATCGTTGGTGTCGACCTATTAATTAAAGGCATGAGTATGCCACAAAGATATGGAGCAGCCTCCAGTTATGCAAAGAAATACGCTTTAGGTAATTTATTCCTAATCGACGACACTGCAGATGCGGACGCTTCCAACGATCACTCTGGTAAGAAAGCAAAGGAGCAAATAACAAGTAAGACCTCAGCTTTATATAAGAAGGCGTTGAAATTTGTAGAATCAGGAGGTGACGTGAGCGCAATAGCCAGTAAGTATGATATGACAGCTGCAATTAAGAAAGCCTTAGAAGCGGCAAAACCAGTTACAACTGAAACACTTTAATGACTAAAGCAGAACAAAAAAAAGTAGTTGAATTACTACGCAATGATGAAGAGTATTATAATGGAGTGGGAAGACAATATAGATCTAATAGTGACATATATAAATTACTAAACGATCCTGAGCAATTTGGAAAATCGACCGGTACGAATATTAATTTTCTTATCGGTGGATATCTCCACACAGCAATACTCGAACCTGAAAAACTAAAAGCTAATTACCCTTATGTTGATGCAACGACAAGAACAACTAAATTATATAAGGAAGCGCTAAAAGAATCAGGTAAAGAAATGTTACTACTTAAAAAAGAAGTCGACAAATGTGAAGAGATGATAAGTAAAATCTTGAACAACGATGTTTGTACTTCGCTTTTAAAAGGTGACACAATTAACGAAGAGCCTGGTATCAAAGAAATTAATGGTACTTGGTGGAAAGGTAAAGCCGATTGTATTAACAAAGATCAAGGCCTGATCATAGATATAAAAACAACTGGTGATATTAACAAATTTAAAAAGAGCGCAAATATATATAATTATGACAGTCAAGCATACATTTATAAAGAAATATTTGGTTATGACTTGGTGTTCTTAGTTATATGTAAAAAGACACATCAAATAGGAATATATGATTGCTCTGATGAATTTTATGAAAGAGGTGAGGCCAAAGTAGCTTGGGCTATGGACGCATACGAAACCTTAATAGCTGATCCACTATTCGATTTAAAGGATTACGTAAAGTCTGGAACATTATAATATGAAAAAATATAAAATAATTTTTACAAACGATCAAATCCGACCTGCATTAGTAAAAGAATGGAAAGGAAAAGAAATAACCTTAAAAGAATTAGAAAAAGTTATTTTCAGATTTAATCAGGTGGTTTTTAATGGTGACACGATTGAAGTTTACAACGATTACCGAGAGTAATTTTATTATTTATATTCTGGGACATTATAAGTTGCAGATTAAACACGCATACAAAATGATAATAATATTGAATCTAATTAAATTTTTAAAAATGACAAACAAAAGAACCTGTACAGTTACCGGAATGAAAACAAAAGCTAGTAACTTTTACACAAACCAGAACCACGTCAAAGCGGTCGATAACATTCGACGAACCACGGGCGCGACAAAAGAACAATTAACACGAATGTTTAACCAATTACAAACTTATTAATTTATGGCATCAATTATTAAAGCTAATCTAAACTTAGCAGCAATTCCTAAAGACAAGATTTACAAAGGAAAGAAAGGGTCTTATTTACCAATAACAATTACAATCAATGACGAGCTTGGTAACTATGGCGATAACGGACCTATCATTGTAGAACAATCTAAAGAAGAGCGAGAAGCAAAAGTAGATAAAGTTTACTTAGGAAATGTAAAAGTTGTATGGACCAACGGAACAAACGTTGCGACTGCACCAAGAGAAGGCGCTCCGGCTGCACCAGCAGCAGCAGCACCTGCGGCGGTAGAAGATGATCTACCATTCTAAAGATTTTAACTAATCTAATTAAATTTATCGGAGAGTATATAGAAATGTGTGCTCTCCTTTTTTTAACTCAAATAATTAAATAATATATGATCACCGAAATAAACGGCTTTCAGATTGATGTATACAATCAGCATAAGCTAGACGAGAAGAGTCAAGGTATATGCCCGCTGTGTTCTCATGATCGAAAACCTAAAAATCAAAAAGCAAAGTGTGCCTCTTATGATTGGGAGAGGGGTATTGGCACATGCCATAACTGTAATACGCCATTTCAATTACACACATATAAAAGAAAAGGTAAGGCCGAGAAAGTATATGAAATGCCTAAGCCTTTTAAAGAGGATTCACAATACGCAGTGTCAGATGCGGTTGTTGAATGGTTTAAAGGTAGAGGAATATCAAAGTCTACACTAGTAGATATGAAAGTTACAGAGGGCAAGGAATGGATGCCTCAAACACAGAAGGAAGAAAATGCTATACATTTCAATTACTTCATGGGTGGCAAGCTAACAAACGTCAAATACAGAGACGGGCGTAAAAACTTTAAGTTAGTTAAAGGAGCTGAGAAAGTATTTTATAATATTGATTCGATAGTTGGATATAGCTATTGTGTAATTGTGGAAGGTGAAATGGATGCTTTAGCACTACATGAAGCTGGCATAACTAATGTAATATCTGTGCCTAACGGTGCAACACTGGGTCAAAACAACCTAGATTATTTAGATAACTGTATTGATTACTTTGATGATAAAGAAAGGATAATCTTAGCAGTAGATACCGACGATGCTGGTTTAGCATTGCAAAATGAAATGATCAGACGTTTAGGATCTGAAGTATGTTATATAACAACATTCGACGATTGTAAAGATGCAAACGAATACTTAATAAAATATGGAAAAGAAGAATTATCAAAGCGTATTACAGGGGCAAAACCTGTACCAATGGAGAACGTTACAACGTTCCGGGATATTGAAGATGAGGTTACGGACTTTGTTCGCAATGGTTTTACACCAGGATTTCAAATCGGCCTTGATAACTTTGATGACATATTTTCAACTTATACTGGTCAGTTCATTACTGTCACTGGCATACCTAGTTCCGGTAAATCTGATTTTGTCGATCAAATGGTTGTCGGCTATAATCAAAAGTATGGTTGGAAAACAGCTTATGCTTCGCCTGAAAATGTACCAACGTTTCTCCACGCACATAAATTAATGCGTAAGCACTGGCAAGGTATGCCAGCTAAAGAAGATATTGACACAGAAAAATGGAATCATATTGCAGATCATTGCAATGACAACTACTTTCACATTGATATGGAGCGCTATTCACTTGAAGCTGTCTTGAAGAAAGGAGCCGAGCTGGTGAAAAGAAAAGGTATTAAATGCCTGGTTATTGATCCATTTAACAAAGTAAGAGATATTAACGCTGAATCTGACGACGTTAATAGATATACTATGGATTACTTAACAAAGATTGAAGTCTTTGCTAAGAAGTACGATGTGTTAGTTTTTGTTGTTGCTCACCCTACTAAAATGTATAAGAATCAAAAGACCGGTGAGATTGACGAACCAACAATGTATTCTATTAAAGGTGGAGGTGAATGGTATGATGCAAGTTATCACGGTTTATTAGTTCATAGAAATTATGATCTTAATACCGTTAAAGTTAAGATACTAAAATGTAAGTTTCAAAACTTAGGAACCAACGGAGCTGAATGCCACTTTACTTGGGATAGAAACAGTGGCTGTTACATTCCTCATGTGCCTGCTGAAGATCAATCAATGCCTTGGGAATAGATGCCTAGAAAAAAAACATCAATGATGGGTATGTATAATGCAGAAGATTATGAAGAGGCTGCCAGAATATGGTGTAACAAGAACGGAATAAGGATTTATCCTAAGCCTACTGTTAGAGGAACACCTACTAAATGGTGGTTGATAATTGAAGTTAATAAACGCGTTAACCAATCGCCAGAAGAATATCCTAGAAATAAAGTATGGCAAAAGATGTATGAATTTTATAACTATTACTATAAAAAATATAATAAATGACAAAAAAAGAAATAGAATTTAGAGACCCAATAATTGAGAAGGTCGTTGATCAATTAGTTAGTAGATCAGATGTTGGCTTTAATAAGTACAAGGTCACATTAGATGGCGACAATTCAAGTTTATTAACTTGGTTACAACATTTGCAAGAAGAGCTGTTAGATGCGGCTAATTACGTTGAGAAAATTAAATCAGTACTAAGCAATGAATAATATACAAGATGAATACAGAGCGTTACTATCAGCTATATTGCATGGAGGAAAAGCTAAAGCAGATCGTACGGGAACTGGAACTAGATCAGTCTTCGGAAGGAGTATTGAACACGACATGTCTCTTGGGTTCCCTATCATTAATGCAAAGCGTATTAGTTTCAACGCAGCAAGAACTGAATTATTATGGATTCTTAACGGTAGGACAGACTTAAAATATCTTGAAGATAATGGTGTTAAATATTGGAGGCCAGACTATGAAAGATCTAGCCGTACGGATGAAACATTAGGCCCAGTATATGGTAAGCAATGGCGAGATTTTGGAGGACTTGATCAGTTTTACAAGTTAGTACATGATATAAATTATAATCCCAAGTCAAGAAGATTATTGGTTAGTGCGTGGAATCCAATTGATATGCCGGAAATGGCTTTACCCCCCTGTCATTATGCGTTTCAAGTATATATTAATGATGGTAAGCTAGATTTAATGTGGCAGCAACGATCTGCTGATGTATTCTTAGGATTGCCTTATGATATTGCAATGTATGGAATGTTGTTAGAAATGTTAGCTAAAGGCGCTGGTTTAAAGCCGGGTAGGTTAATAGGGCAGTTAGGTGATTGTCATTTATATAATAATCATATAGATCAAGCTAATGAATTTTTATACAGACATAACAATCCTAAATGTGCTGAATTAGAATTAGACTATGGTATATTTATAGATTCGAAATTTATATTACATATACCTGAATTAAATGAAATAAGAATAAAAAATTATAATCCTTTGCCTGCTATATCAGCCCCGCTGAGTGTAGGTAAATAAAACAAAACCCTATGAGTAAAACAAAACCAATGTATTACGTTTATCATATACCTAAAATAAAAGTAGGTATGACAAAAGATTTAGGAGATCGAGTATTTGAACAACAAGGATATGAACCCGACGAAGTTGAGTTGCTTTTTGTATCTAGAGATTTAGAAGCAGCTTCTATTAAAGAAATAGAATACCAAAAATTTTACGGTTACACTGTAGATAGGCAAAGCTACAAAGACTTAATGAAAAAACAAAAACCAAAAACTATGACTGAATTTAAAATTAATGTTACCGATATGACTACAACATTTCCTTGTTATGCAAGAGAGCTAGCAGCATATCTTATGAACAACAGAGGCGAACAGATTACTTTAAACGACGGAGCAGTAGTTGTTGTTGACGACGATTTAATTAGCTGGTGCAAGGAGCATGTTAGAACATCGATGTACAACAGTAGCAGGTGTTATGTATATAATAAAGCATTAACTAAAGCAATGAAGCTCACTGGCAACTTAAAGCAATACATTAATAGGTCAAGTGTATTACCCGAACCTCCTGTTTTATTCCAAAGCCCATCTATTAGCCATCCCGCCCTTAGTCATATCTCAACAAGTGATTCATACATTGACGGGGATGTTATATATGATCTTGTTAAGCCTGAAACTAACTGTGAGCAATGTATATTTCCTGCAATACGTGAATGGGCTAATGAGCGCGGTTTATATGAAGAGGGTGATATTAAGACGCAATTCATAAAAATGCAAGAAGAAGCTGGCGAACTTGCAAGAGCAATCATTAAAGCAGATGAGCCTGAGATTGTCGATGCAATAGGTGATATTGTTATTGTACTAACAAACCTAGCTCATTTAGCAGGACACAATATAGAAGATTGTATTTCTACCGCTTACGATGTTATAAGCAAGCGTAAGGGCTCTATGATTAACGGATCATTTGTAAAGAATGAAACGCTTTAAAAGATCAAAGAAAAAAGGTCCTGTCCGCGCTAAAAAAGCTACTGCGGATGGGATCAGCTTTCGATCAGGTTTAGAAAAACATACATACTTAGCCTTGAAAGAGGCTGGGTTATTTGAAAAGTATGAAGATGAAGTATTTCAAACGCTAGAAGGTTTTCGTTTTCCAAATATATCATTTGAGAAACAATCAAACGGTAAAGGCGATATGAAAGACAGAGGACAGAAAAAAATACTAGGTATTAAATATACTCCTGACTTTACAGGTAAAGATTATATAATAGAATGTAAAGGAAGAGCCAATGAACAATTTCCGCTTCGCTGGAAGTTATTTAAACTTTGGTGTACACTTAATAATGAAAAACGAACTTTATACAAACCTCAAAACCAAAAAGATGTAGCATTAATGATTAAACTTATATTAGATGGTAGGAAACAATAAACGATTAGCTCGTAAAGCTTATGCCGAAAGACAAATAGCTAAATGGGTTAAATGGTCCTGGAATAATAAGGGTAAAATCTCATGGAAAGAATTAGTTAAAAAACAAGATGAATTTAAAATTAGAGTATTATAAATGAACAAATCTAACAGAATATTAAGTGACATAACGGTATTTATGAAATATGCTAAATATATACCAGAGACAAAGCGTAGAGAAACATGGGATCAACTTGTGTTTAGAAATGAATCAATGCATATAAAAAAGTTTCCAAATTTAGAAAAAGAAATAAGAGCAGCTTATGAAGATGTGTATAGCAAAAATATATTACCAAGCATGCGTAGCCTACAATTTGGTGGCAAGCCTATCGAGATATCTCCTAATAGGATATATAATTGCGCTTATTTGCCAGTAGAATCTGTAGCGGCATTTAGCGAAACAATGTTTTTATTATTAGGTGGAACAGGCGTGGGTTATTCAGTGCAAAAGCATCATGTAGCTAAGTTGCCATCCGTAACCGTGCCGTTTGAAAAACGCACAAGAAGATTCTTAGTTATGGATTCTATTGAGGGCTGGGCCGATGCTATTAAAGTATTAATGAAATCATATTTAGGTAACAAACGGAGTTCTAGAATTGACTTTGATTATTCTGACATTCGCGCTAAAGGAGCAAGGCTTGTAACATCAGGTGGTAAAGCACCTGGACCACAACCTCTTAAAGAAGCTATAGTTAAAATAACAGGTATATTGGATTCATTAAAAGACGGGGATTACTTAAGTACAGTGCAAGCACATGATATTATATGTCACATTGCCGATTCAGTTTTAGCTGGAGGAATAAGAAGAGCAGCTTTAATATCTTTATTCTCATCTGATGATGTTGAAATGATTGGTTGTAAGTCAGGAGATTGGTGGGAGAAAAATCCACAGCGTGGTAGAGCTAATAATTCAGCTGTGCTTATGCGACAGAAGCTTACTAAGTCCTACTTTATGGATTTGTGGAAACGTATTGAGTTATCCGGATCTGGTGAGCCAGGTTTTTATTTAACTAATGATAAAGATTGGGGTACTAATCCTTGTTGTGAAATTGCACTTAGACCTTATCAATTTTGTAATTTATGTGAAGTAAATGGATCGGACTTAGATACTCAAGAAGAGTTTGACAGGCGTGTAACTAATGCAGCCCTCATAGGGACATTACAAGCCTCGTACACGAGCTTTCATTATCTTAGAGATATATGGAGAACTACAACAGAAAAAGATGCTTTAATTGGAGTTTCAATAACAGGAATTGGATCAGGGAAGGTTTTAAAATTAGACATGGATAAAGCGGCTTTACTTGTTAAAGCAGAGAATAAACGTGTTGCAAAATTAATAGGTATTAATCCATCAGCTAGATCGACAACGGTTAAACCAGCAGGGACTACATCATTGACGCTAGGAACGTCATCTGGTATTCACGCTTGGCATAATGATTATTATGTAAGAAGAATACGTGTAGGTAAGAACGAGTCAATGTATAAGTTCCTTGCTGAAAACCATCCTGAGTTAGTTGAAGATGAATACTTTAGACCTCACGACACAGCTGTAATATCTATACCGCAAAAAGCACCAAAAGGATCTATGCTTAGAACAGAGCACCCTGTAGAATTATTAGAGCGGGTAAAGTTTGTATCTGAGATGTGGGTTAAACCAGGACACAGAGATGGCAGGAACACACACAATATATCTGCTACTGTATCTATTAAAGAAGATGAGTGGGATATGATTGGTGAATGGATGTGGGATAATAAGAAGTTTTATAACGGTCTATCTGTATTGCCTTACAATGGAGGCACTTATGTACAAGCGCCCTTTGAAGATATAGATGAGTCTAAGTATAATGAAATGATGGAAACCTTGCGGCTAGTTGACATCGCAAAGATTGAAGAAGACGATGACGAAACTGATTTGTCAGGAGAACTTGCCTGCGCTGGAGGAGCTTGTGAAATTACTTAAATAAAAAAAGCCGTTACTTAATTGTAGCGGCTTTAATTTTAATCATACTTTTTAAACATTAATAAGTAAAGAAACGAATTCCATTTTTTCATTAATACTATAAGTAATTTTCTAAATTTAGAATCTTTTTTGTTTTTCATAATTTTTGCTTTAATATAACCAAGTTACTCGCGGATCTTTATCTTTATCTCCGTCGACGTGAATAAATGTTTTTGCAATTCCTATTCTATTAAATCCTGCAGCTATTAAAGATTGTAATACAATAAATCTTTGTCTGCTGTTTTCTATTTTTATGTCTACAGCTAAACCCTTTAAATGTGAAGAATTAGGTTTCCCTCCAACATCTTTGTTGTGTTCGGGGCTTCGCCATGCTGAATTTATTATGAACGGCATATCAGCTATAACTCTAGCGTTGTCTAGTTTAGCTAGGAAGTCTTCGTCCATGTTTTTTTCACACTCTTTAAAATATATACTCATATTATTTTATTTTATTCCACTTAGAGATAGTATAGCCAATAGTTACTAGTAAAAGTATTATTTTTAACCAGTCTTCTATGTGAGTAAAGGTAGTTATACTTAATGTGCTGCCGTTAATTAAGTATAGTTTTATTTCTTGTAGGCTCATAGTTTTATTTTTTATATTTACTAACTCTTCCTTTTGTATTTTTTTCTCTTTGACCTCTTGCTTTTTCAGCAGGAGTAAGCTCGTCCCACGTAGCAGGAGTATCTTTCGAAACCCTTTTGGTTGGTCTAAAGGTATTTCCTCCTTTACTATAGTCCTCATTACCTTCAGGAGTTTTCCAGTCTTCTTTGAACCAGCGCTTTAAAGCTAATCCTTCTTTAGTTTTTCTTACCTTAAACGGCGAAGATCTCATTTTAAATCCCATTACTTTATGTTGCCTTTACGTTTCCTACATTTAGCTATGTACCCAGAAGCATAAGCGGACGGAAATTTATCGTATTTAGCTTTGGCTTTGCGGTAGCAAGCATCCTTCAGTTTAGCTGGAGAGCTACAACCGCAGGTATCTATAGGTCCGCCACTACCATCTGCATTCATAGTTACTTCTTGATTAGCAGGATATAAAGTTCTGCTTCTACTTTCTTTAACTCTAGTTGTTATAGGTTTCATAGTTTTATTATTTAAGTTTTCTTTTCTTAAGTTTTCTTTTTTTCCACTTCATTTTTTTTCCAAATTTAGTTTTCTTTTTATCTTTTTCTATCATATTAAGATCCCATTCGCTAAATCCTAATAATAAAGATACCGATTGCCAAAATTTAGTTTCCTGAGCAAATGCTAGTCTAACATGATTTGCTTTTCCTATTGCTCTATCTAATGGTATGTTAGCAGTTGCCGAAGTTATTTGACCTACTGCGTAGTAAGCAGGATTGTCTAACCCAAACCCAACCATTTTTTCTCTAGTTTTTTTATAGCTAAAAGCTCTACCGGCACTCCTGCCTTTTCTTATTTTAGAAGATATAGGCGGAGATAAATCTAATGCTTTTACCGCTGCTTCTGAATAGTCAGGGCGATCTTTTTTAGATTGCTTATCAATCTCGAGCGCAATGTTTTTTACCGTAGAAGCTACAGCTCCGTATATACCTAAACCTCTAAGCATGGAATCCAACATGGTATTAGCCACCCTAGTTCCTTTCTTTTTAGTTTCTTCTTCTTCTTCGTCGTCAAATAGCATCGCAAACAAAGCAGCTTGTAAACTACTAAATATAACATTTTGTATTGCCGCATAATAAAGCATTTTAGTAATATTCTCTTTAGCACTGCCACGCCCATTCTTAAGATCCAAGAAAGCTTTTTTAGTTAATCTCATGTATTGCATAGGTGTATTCGCAAAAGCTAATATAATACGTCCCAGCGGACTAGCTTGTTGTTGTGATACTCTATCAGGTCTAGATGATTGCTGAGTAGCTTCAGCTATTTCTTGAAAATCTAAAAATGCTTGTTCCTCTGCTGCTAGTCTACCCATACCCGGTTTACCTTCACCTTTTTGCATATAAGTATTAACTCTATTCCTGTAAAAAGATGCTCCACCCATTGCAATAGCGAAACTATCTGCCATTTGTGTGGGTAAAAACCCGGCTTTAAGTAAAACAGCTAAGACGGCTTTAGCTTTATTAGTTTGTGTAGCAGCAGCATTAGCAATTTCATCGGCATTTACATCGTTCTTTAATCCTGTACGTCTAGATTTTAAAAAGTCAGAATTGAATAACATTGAAAAATCACTCCAAAATTGTTTTTGATTACTAAAAGCTTTAGCTGCTAATAATGGATTATTATCACCCCAGTTTATAAAGTTTACGGTTGACAATGTTTGTAGCAATGCCGATCTTGTATTAAAGAACATTATGGTTGCTACAGAATCATTAACCCAATTCATAAATCTATTGGTTAACTTGTTGGCTCCAGATGGCCTGTTACGCCCAGATTTCATTCTATATAAAGAATCTTTTAAAGCTTCAACATAATCTTCTCCAAAAGTAGCTTCTAGTTTATTTAGATTATCTTCTGAAAATATTATGTCTGCATTCTGCTGCCAAGTTTCTAAAAACTCTTTTCTTTTTATGGTGTTAACCATATTTATAGCGTCAGTTGTAATAGTACCAGCTAACCAACTTTCTTGAGGAGCGGGGTAGCCACCCATGGTTTTATTTAGTTGTCTTGCAAATCTTTTTAAGTTAGGAGAATTTTTAACAATGTCTACTAAAGCCTTAATGTCGGATTCGGATATTCCCTTTATTTCGTGGCCGTTTAATTGCCAAAGATATACTCTAACCGCATCTTCATATTTAAAATCTGTCTTAGGATCTCTTTTTCCTAATTCTTTAGGTATATTCTTTAAAGACTTTTTAAGTTGCCTAACAGCATTAGCTACTTGCAGCTTATATGTGTCAAATTCGTTTATTCCTCTAGCAAAAGGATCAAACAATGCTTTCTTAAACCACTCTTTTTGTTGCTCCCCAATCTTTCCCTTATCTAGTAACTTATACATTAGACCTTCAAAATCTTCGGCTCCAGGTGGTATAAAGAACTGGAATCGACCTTTTTTACGGCCCATTACCGATGCTTTGTATTTAGATATAGTACCTCTAGCATCAATACCGCTTTTCTTTTCAATCATTTGATTGAACTCACTGTTCATGCTTTTAGAAAACTGTACATTCGCTTGTCTAACCTTACTCTTAACGTCTAGCACCTCTAATGCCTTAGCTACTGCTTTAACATTTTGAATGGCGTCGTCTGCAAAATAAAAGTCATTATAACCTTCTGCAGCTTTTCCTACAACCCAATCAGCTTTAGCTTGAGGTGATGAATTAGCTAAGCCAGTAATATTTTCTAAAGGTATGTTTAATCCAATACCTTTTAAAAACTCGTGTATAGCATTTGCGCTGTTTGCCGGTCTAGCTGTAAGTATAAAAACATTTTTGTTTCCAAACTTTTTATTTCTAGCCATAGCCTTTTCAAAGAAAGGCCCCTTGCTTCCATTAACAACTTTACTGAATTCACTAAAGTCAAAATCAGCCCCCTCAGCCATTAACTTATCGCCTTCTTTTGCAAACTGTTCAGCATCTAGTTTATTTTGTTCCTGCACAACTTTCTTGTCAAATACCACAACGTTCTCAGTTTCTCTTCCTTCATTTTTACCTTGGCTAATATTGGTATCTGTAAATCGTGCAGCCTTTATTCCTTTTCTTTTAAGCGCTACTGCTAGTTTTTCAAGATCTTTTTTAGAAAATGATTGCTCAAATCTAGGATCAATAAGTTCATATAAGTTAGATTCGTCTACCGCATAACCAGCTCTTGGCTTAATATCTAAGTTGTTAATAACATCAAACACTTGATCTTCTGTTGCAATAGATGCTTCGTCTATCTTAAAACTACTAATCTCTCCTTGATTGCCTTTAGCGTAGGCTGCAGCTTGTTTTTTATCTTCTGAAAAATATACAAATCCAGCAATGTCTTTGACTGATTTTATATCACCGCCGTGGAATATTCTAATTTCCCCGGGCATTGTATATAATACATTACTTTTAGTCTTAGCTAGTGTATCGTCAAAATCCCAAACACTTATACCTTTAGGTTTAGCATTGATATTATTAGCGTTATTGTTAGCCTTGTTTAAGGTTTCAGTAACTTCTACTCTATTTATAGAAAACTGAGCTTCTCTCCCATTTACGATAGCGTCGTAATTAGCTTGATCAATAGGCGTAAGTATATTCTGTAAAGGTTCTAACCCGTTCTCTTCCAGTAGCTTTTCAAAAGCAGGTATTTTATACCTAGTGGGAATGCCGTCTTTTCCTGGCTTCAATAATTTTTTAATGTAATCTTTCCTAGTTTTAGTACCTTCTCTGTCTCCGTTTTCTTTAGCTATTGTATTTAATAATTTATCATAGATTTTTGGTATCAACGCAACCGTATACCCATCCATAATTTCCTTAAATTCTTTTTCAATATTTGGGTTTTTGCCAAATTTTTGATTTTTCGCAAATTTATTAAAGACTAATTGCATTAATTCTCCCGATGTATCGGAAGCGGTTTGAGTATGTTCGTAAATATATTTTACAGGTGTATCTTTAAATCCTAAAAGCCTTGGAATTATAGCCATTTGCGTAGGAACAGCTGAGGTACGAAGTATTCCGTTCTTATTTTTAGTGTTTAAATAGTTAAAATAAGCAAATATACCTAATGATATATTCTCAAAATCTTTACGATCAAACCCTCCTTTTTTAGAAGAAGTTTCATCTAAAATTTCTGACAATGTTTTAACTATTTTAAGTAACCCTTTTTGCTGCTCTTTTGCAAATGTTTGTCTATCTTTTATATTTCCTACAAAAGCCTTAATGTCTTGTATAAAAGAAGCTCCCTGGTAATATTCGCTAGTAACTTTTGCTAATTTTAACTCGGCTCCGCCTTCAACAGATATTCTTCGTTGATTAGGCTTGTAATCTCCAAATTTACTTTTTGCTTGCTCTTTTAGTTTTCTAAAAAAATGAGTTTTGTTTCTAAAAAGTAACCTTGCTTCTTGCTTATAGTTAGAGCCGTCTACATCAGAAATTAAAGGCAGTATGTAATCTCTAACTTCTTCTGGAGTAAACCTAAAAGATAATTCAATTAATAAATCTTGGCCTGCTTTTCTATATTTTTCGCGTGTATGGTAAAAGTTATTTCTAAAACTTTCAGTTCCCTCAACATTTAAAGCCTCAAGGACACTCGCACTTTTACTAAATTGTAAATCACTTTTACCAGCGCCCACATTCATTTTCTGCTCAGCGGTTAACCCTAAGTCTGTTCTAATAACTTCATTCATTATTAGTTTACCTAACATTTTGTAAGCAGAAGATAATACAATCCCAGATTTGGCTCTTTGGTAATTTAGTTTATTACCGGATGAATCCATTCCAAAAGCTTTGTGTACGTCACTGTAACGAATATTATCTTTCAATATAAATGGTGTAAGTCCAGCTTTTTTAGTGAATCTTTCTGTACCTTTATCGTAAAAGTTTTTCAATATGGAACCATCTAGCTTAGTAGATTTACCATAATTATCGTCTTTAACTACAGCTTTATTCTTGCCTTTAGGCATTACCGCCCCTCTAGGCAGAAGATTTATAAATAGTTCTATTAATTCTTGATCGTTCTCAGCTAATTTACCTAGAACAATAGAGGCTTCTCCACTGGTGAACATAGTACGACTATCTAAAAACTTTTCAGGATCAACGCCTGGGAATAATTCTTTTAATACTTCGTTTAATACTTTAACATCTTTGCCGTCTATTTTAACAGTAGCATTAGCATCTACATCTCCAAATCTAAATGTATCGAAATCTATATTATTTTGGCTAGCCCAAGTTTTTAGCATGTTCGCTAAGTCCGCTCTAACTTTAGAGGTTATTACTTTCGATGCTTTTACAAGTTTGTCTGGCGCAATTTGCTTTTCATCTGCAAAGTTTCTAATAACACCAGCGTCTCCTGATATATTTCCTGCAAAACCTGTTTCTCCAGCTTCTACGTCTAAAGATTTACCTCCAAGATCAGCCTCTTTCTTGAATCTTTTTAGTACATTACCTTTTTTGAAACGTAATTGACTATTAATCCACCCTATTAAACTGTTGTTTTTCTCAGGATTAAAATTCATTAGCACAGGTAATAATTCATCTTTAACAGCCTGTATGAAGTCCTGTAAAGACTTTCCTTGTACTCCTTCTCCAGTTATACCTCTTGTTATTAACGGATTTAATATGTCACCATAAATAATGGATTGACTAGCTTTACCTATACCAGTTCTATCCCATTCTTTTTTAGACATTACGTAATTACCGTCTTCGTCTTTTTTACCAGCTAGCTTATCAACTTTTTCATTAAGTTCTTTTTGCTTGCTAGTTGTTTCTTTTTTAGCTTTAGGCTTATCCTCTTTCTTAACTTCTTTTTTAACTTCTTTCTTAGGTTTAGGAGCTACAACTTTAGGTTTTGGAGCACCAGATATAGCTCTTTCTTCAGCTTCGTCTAAAGCTTTTTCAGCTAGCTCTACATTTTTTTCCAATGTAGGATTATTTGGATCCGCTGCATAAGCGTCTTCCGCGGCATCTAATGCCTCCGTTAAATCTAGTATTTCTTGATTAACCGATTTTTGTATATCTCCTGATCTATTTATAGTAGCTGCTTTTACTTCAGGAGCATCTGCATTTTCTTTTCTAAGCTTAGTAGTACGTTTTGTTTCTGCAGTCTTAATAGCTTCAACTGCTTTTTCACTTACCTGTCCAGTTTCTTTTAAGCTAGTATTGTATTCTTTTAAAAAGTTATATACTTCTCTACCGCTATCAAAAGAAACATTTTCAAATCCAGCTCCTTTTAATACTCTTAAGACAACATCTTTTAGTTTTTCAAATAGAGTTTTGTCGTAATTGATCTCTCCTTTTAATATTGCATCAGAAAAGTAATTTAGATATTCTGTGTTCCAGTCTGCTGGATTCACATTAGCTTTAAGTTTATTCCTAACAAATCTTTTTTGTTTAGAAGTCATTGCCTTCTTAAACTCTCTAACTATTTTACCTTGTGCTTTAGCATCACCAATAGCTGCATTAAACACAGGGTGTAATAGTTCGTGAGAAGCAACTGTAATAGCACCTACTTCTTTAGCTTTTTGTTTATCAATGAACATAACGCCCTCACCTAAGAATACACCATCTGATCCTCTTGATATTTCAGCGGCTTTTTCAATAGATATGTTTTTTCTTTTAGCTACATCAGCTATATATTTATCAAAAGAGTCAAATCCCTCTTTGGCAGCTATAGCTTTTTCGTACCCCTTAGTTGTTTTGTAAATTTTAGGACCTTGCTTAAATCCTAAATCTTTAGCTGCTTGCTTAGCCCCTTTATAGTATTTATTAAAGTTTTCTTCAAATTTAGTATCAACCGCCTTAGCCACCGCTTCTTGGCGTTGCTTAATAGTTACATCAACTTCAGAGCCTTTATACTTATCTTGTATTTCAGTTATTTGAGATCGTATTTCTTTTTTAGTATTGCTCGCAGTTACACTGTCGTTACCTTTTAATTTGTTTAATTTTTTTTGTAGCTTAATTATTTCAGCTCTATCATCAACTCCGCTTATAGTGGCATCGATCTCTTGATCTATTTTTATATCTTGTTTTCTGTTCTGAATTATCTTCTCCATTAAAGGGTCATTAGATATTTCAAACTTCACAGTAGCAACGGTAGCATCGTCCATTGTTTGAACAGCCTCTCTGAATCTTTTACCATTCATTTTTTCACCTTCTAATGTATACTTAGGGCCTTTTAAACCTCCTCTAGCTACATTTACAAGTGTAAACGTTTTATCTGCAAATCCTTCAGTAAGTATTTCTTGAGCATCTAATTCTTGTTCAGCGGCTAACTGTCCAGCTATTTCACTAGCTAATCCTCCAGCTGTTTCAGTAGCAGCAACAGCAGCAACTTCAGCAGCTCCAGCAAGAGCACTTTTAGTTGTTGCAGTAACACCTGTTCTAGCAGCTCCACCTATACCGCCAGTCAAAGCTCCGGTAACCGCATCTATAGATCCTATAGCAATACCTCTTCTTAAAGCCTTGTTGGTTAGATCGTTATATAGTTCTTCATTATTTACAACTTCTTTAGTCCAGTCTATTCGCTCTTTGTTGGACATAGTATTCCAATCTTTACCGGCATCGATTGCAGCTTCTTGTAATAACTGGGCGGTAGTAAAACCTACTTCCATAGTTCCAGACAAAGCCCCCATCCCGCCTGATAGTCCTCCTAAAATAGTCCCAACAACTGGAATAGCAGAACCAATTCCTGCTCCGGTTACAACACCGCCAGCAGCCATTAAGGCAGCTTCTTCACTGTTTCTTGCGCTAGAAGCCATATTAGCTAATGACTGTGCAGTGTATTGAGTCATTACTGTTGGATTTTTCCACCAACTTGTAAAAAACCCACCTACACTTCCATATTCTTCTTTATCTTTAGCATATTGCTTGCCAAATTCTATCATTTCATCTGTTTGACCAGCATCTTCCATAGCCCGAGCTTGCTCAACAAATTCAACATACTGATCTTCAGTCATGTCTTTGCCACTCTTAAATATTTCTATAGCGGAATCTAAAGATCTTCCTTGAGCTGTACCTGATTGCCAAGCCCTAGCTATATCCCCGAAAAAATCAGTAACTTCGTTCTTACCGAATAATCTTTCAATTCCCGTATCTTTTTCTTGAGACTCCGAAAAACCATCGTCCAATCCAGATCCCGTAGTGTCTGACTCCACACTTGGATCCACATTCGCAGAGTCGTTTGTCTTTCCCAATTCTTCATCTGATAACATTATAGTGTTATCTATACCCATTAAATTATTGAAGTCAGCGTCAGAGCCATTATAGCCATCACTGGTGAACAAATTATAAGAAACTGATCTAGCCTTATCATTTGTTTTAATAAGCTCTTTATAATCGTCTATGGTGCCATTGTATCCATCTTTCACAAACAGATCAAATGAGTACTTTAATGCTTCTTCGTTCATGCTTTATTATTTATTAAATTGAGATGCTCCTCCTGTACTTTCAGTAGTTTGAGGCTGGTATTGTTGTAGAATATAACCTTTAGCATTATCGCTTAACCCCGAAATTTCTTTTATGAAAAACTTATATTTAGCATTGGGGTCCGAAAGGTCCACTTTTATAGGTCTGCCACCTGACCCTGGGTCGTATATTATTTTATCTTTATGTTCTTCAAGCCATTTTTCTTTGTTTCCAACCTCATCGTCGGGCACTTGTTTTATAAAATCTTCAGGCGTAAAAAACTCTGTTTTAAGAGCTCCGCCATTAAGAATTTCTACTAATTCTACCGGATCGTTCGTAGACACAAAAGAATTTGCTCTTTCCACAACATCTGTTCCTTGTAAAGCAAGTTCTTGTCTAAGGCCAGGGGTCATTGACAGCCCTGAGTTTTTTGAAGTTTTAGGCGCTTTATCTGCAGCCCCTTGAGCAGCGGATGCATCTAACACGTTCATGTAACCATCCAGTACAGCTTGTTTTAAAGCGTCTTGATTTTCTGGCTCAAATAACATAGGATCTTGCAATCCTAAACCGCCCTCCATGATAAAATCATCCGATGCTAAAGACATAAGAGTGTTTCTGCCTCCTTTGCTTATTAAGTTTTTTAGTTTTTGCGCTATCATGTTTCTTCTAGCTCCTGTTAATGATTGTCCTGATTTATATAGACTTTCATTCATTTGTAGTATTGCGTCGGCAGCCGCGAAATCTTTAAGGAATGGTTTATTTATATCAGAATAACTTTTTAGAGAACCTGAAGCAGCATCAAAAAACTCTAGTACTCCTCCATTGCCTACTTTGAAATCACCGCCTGTGGTATATATATTAGAGGCTTCACCTAATGTGTTTACCTCGTTACCTTCAGATAACATTCCATTATCAAAGTCCTGCAAAAACTCAGATTTGTCTTTTTTAAACGTGTTTATATTATTAGCTAAGTTACGGAAGCTCATTTGTATGTCGTTCATTTTAGTAACTTCCTCCATATACCTAGGATCATCTGCGTCTAATTTAGCTATTGTACTGGCAGAATAAGCATAGTCATTTCTACCTTTAAGTAAAAATTCAGTTACGGAATTTTGCTGGTTTTGATCTAGCTCGCTAACGTCAACACTAGATTGTAACCTGTTTATATAATTTGCTGTTTTTGCATTTATATTAGCTTTTTCTCGCTTCCTAGCTGCAGCAGCTGATTGCGCCTGTTGTGCTCCTTGCTTTATACTTTTAACTAAAGACGCTCCCATGTCCCCGGTTTCTGTAGCATACAGCTGACCTGCTCCTTTTATTAAATCTGAATTTGCCATCTTTATTTTTTATTGTTCTACTGGTAAGTCACCTGTTTTACCTAAAAGCTTCTCTACACCTGGCCCCATTATTCCACTAGCGGCACCTGACATTGCTCCGCTAAATATATCTCCTACACCTGACATAATGCTTTGTTTAGCTTGCTCTCTAGCGGCATTAGCAGCAGAAAGTCTTTGCTGAGACATCCCAAGTAATGTATTAGTTTTTTGTCTTTCTAGCCTTCTGGAATCTTCTTCGCCTCTACGTTCTCTCATAGCTAACGCGTCCGCTTGTTGTCTTTCAGCCATTTGGTTAGCTTGCTCCTGCTGCCCTATAGATATGCTGGCTTGACGCATGTTTTGAGCTTGTTGACCTGCCATAGCTTGAGCCATAGCTGCAATACCGCTACCCCCCGCAGCTCCTTGCATTGTGTTCATAGTATTTGCAATACCTTGATTTGCTTGCTGTGCCTGGAAATCCGCTTGCTGAGTATTTACTGTTAAATCTTCCATGGTATTTTCCATGTCCTTATATAAATTAGAGGTATCAGCCATTTCAAACTGCGCCATACGCATATTCATTTGCTTTTGAGCCTCCCTTTGTTCTCGCTTTCTTTTTCTAGACCCTATTATACCTCCCGCTATGTTTGCTAAGCCGCTTACGCTGCCTGTTATCATTCCTATCATTTCTTATGTTTTATATTATATTATTACACATTATTTACTGCTCTCAAATACTTCAGCGCCAACTGAAAACAATTCCGCGTATTTAGTTTCTGTGTTTACAAACTGTGCCTCTGCAAAATATCCTTTTAAAGAGCTAGCATATCCTATTGGGTTTTTCTTGTAGTAAACAAAATCTTCTGTAGTAGGGGCAGAAACGCCCGCTCCCGCATCTACTATTATATAATATGTAGAAGTCTCATCGTTGTTTACTATTGTAGTTACTGGGCCCATCATTACGTCCTCTTCTGTAGACGCGTCTAAGTACCATATTATGTCGTTTAAATCTAATCCTATTGGAAGATGATTTGCAAAGTTTATTTGTATAGGTATTCCTGCTGCCATATTTTATTTATTTATGTTGTGCAAATTATGTTTTTTACGGTCCTAATGTATATTTTGATAAAGTATATGTATATGGTGATTGTCCGGTTCTAAGGATTGTAAACAGATAACTTTCATCTGAGCTATTCCAAGCTGGAGAAATTGCTGAACTACCACAGCTTGCAGTCCCGCTATTACTTGCAAAATCAGGTATTGTTACGTCATTAGCAAACGCTGTTATAGAACTTGCTCTTCCAAAAAGTATGTAATCATCACCCCCTAAGGCAGAAGCGGGAAAATACGCAGACCCGGATGCTCCTAAGGGAGAGGACATACCCGGTAGCGCAAACAAACTATCAAGAACTGTGTTTACAGGAGCCTGCGCTGTAGAAAGATCGTAAGGGGTTGTCAATACGATCTTAATGGATTCATAAGTATTGACACTAGCCGCATCTCTCATAAAGCCAAATATTTTTGTGCCATCGGCGCTAAGTACAAAGGTAACATTGTCATAAGTTCCCCCTCCCCCATTAGTAAAAGAAACTTGTTGGTCAGAAGTGCTAGAAGCGGTAGATATATCCCAAGGTGTTGACAATATAAACCTATGTATTTTAAAATTTGCTGAAGAGGTGTCACCTATAAACATTTTGCTCCCGTCTGAAGAAAACCTAAGACCCTCCGATTTATATAGGGGTATACTGGTTAATGTAGGCGAAACATTCACGTAAGATATTGTAGATGTAGGATCATTAGCAACTGCTAAACTCGCTTGAGACACTGATTGATCTCCGAATCTTTGTACATAAAATGCCAATCCGTCAGCTCTCATAAATAGCTGTCTCTCTGCCACCGCTAGTGGAGATATTATATTAGACGATAATGTTGCTGAAGTAGAGCTAAACGTTGTACACACATCAATAGGTGGGGCTGGAGCTACTGGATGTGCTTGATCGAATATTATAGTAGTTGGGACTCCAGGTTCTATATCCCCAGATATAGTTGCTGTCCAAGTTATGTTTGAAGCGCCGGTATTATTAGGTATTATAAAATTATGTTGAGCACTACCAGCATCTCCCATTACTACATTAGTTACTACAGCGGCGGAGGTTGTTCCGTCGCTCATGGAAATGCTATACGTAGCTCCGGGAGCACCTTGCACTCTCATTATATAATTAGTTCCATCAGCTGATACGGTTCGGTTGTCTCCCAAAAATGCTGTGATTCCGGTAGCTGGTACTAAAATTAATACTTGTTTAGGAATTACTATATCAAAACTATCTCCAGCTACATCTTGATCTGTAAATATATAAGTTACCGTATAGGTTATAGCTATAAGCTCATCGTTAGCCGTATAGGTAGGTGTCTGAGTAATATTATATTGACCCAAATTGCCATTGGTAAGCTGTATGCTGGGACTATTGTTATCAGGCCAATAATTACCAGATGCCGCAGTGTAAGTTCTAGTAAACAATGTTCCAGAGGTAGCTCCTTCTGCTCCTGACGCACTATACGGGGTGTTAGTTTCAGACGGCGTAGTCGTTACTGTGTTAGGATCCACTAATGTCGTTAACGTACCTGCTATATTTACTCCTGCTAGAACAGCGTCTCCTATTATACACAGACCTATATTCACATTATAGGCAGGCATTACAGACGTAGTATCATACGTAACTGTACACAAAACAAACTCTCCATCCTGAGTAAAAGCTACGCTAGTAACCCCTGCTAAAGGGCCATTCCAAGAAAAGTCTCCAGCTGTTACTGTATACCCCGGGTTAGCTGTTATTTTTATAACTGCCGTAGGGTGTTGACTAGAAATATTAGTCCCTTCTAATATAGTATATTGTACTACCGTAGCGGTGTAATTAAATTCTGATGATAAATCTTCTGCCATTTTTTATTTTTTAATTAATTATGGAGTACAATTTGTAAAGTTAGGTTTTGCTAATGTCCATCCGGTTGATAGTAAACTAAAATTTAAACAAGCTGTTACATTAACAACGTTCCAGCCACTTAGATTTTGATTAAACGAACTTACACCACGAAACATGCGTTCCATATTAGTCACACTGCTCACGTTCCAAGAGCTAATATTTTGATTAAAAGAATTAGCATCTTGAAACATTTTATTCATATTAGTAACACTGCTGACATTCCAAGAGCCAATATCTTGATTAAAAGCAGTCGCACTTAAAAACACACTACTCATATTAGTAACACTGCTCACATCCCAATTGACTATATTACCATCAAAAGCACTGCAAAAACTAAACATACTGTTCATATCGGTCACATTACTCACATCCCAAGCAGTGTAAGTACTTCCTCCAGCTGTAACTGATTGAGTGTTTAATGGTTGATTAAATATACTGTTGCTTGAGAACATACTATTCATAGTGGTAACATTGCTAGTGTTCCAATTGTATAAAGGCTTATTAAAAGCGGTTGCGGCCCTAAACATTTTTTTCATAGAAGTTACACTACTAACATTCCATGAGTTTATATCTTGATTAAAAGAAAGGGTGTCTTCAAACATGCTTTCCATACTAGCCACACTGCTCACGTCCCAGCTGTTTAGAGGTTGGTTAAAAGCCTCGGCATTATTAAACGTTCCGTACATAGTGGTCACACTACTCACATCCCAGTTATTTAGAGGTTGGTTAAAAACAATAGCATCAGTAAATGTGGATGTTAAATTGTTAAGGTTACTAGTGTTCCAGCTATTAAGAGGTTGATTAAATGCGCGAGCGTCGTAAAACGCCCATGATAGGGACGTTAAGCTGCTGGTATTCCAAGAATTTATATTCTGATTGAAATAATGATTATGTAAAAACATCCTCTGCATAATAGTTACATTACTCACATCCCAAGAACTTATATCTTGATTAAATATAGTCGGCGAAGAAGCACTATTGGCTGCAAACATAAAGCTCATGCTAATCACATTACTCACATCCCAGTTATTTAGAGGTTGGTTAAAAGCGATTGCATCCCTAAACATACTACTAGTATATTTAACACTACTCATATTCCATGAGTTTAATGGCTGATTAAACGACGTTGCCTGATAAAACATAGTAGTTACATTAACAGCACTACTCATGTCCCAAGAATTTATGTTTTGATTGAAAGCTGCGGCATTGTGAAACATACTCTCCGTTGCGGTAACACTACTAACGTCCCATGAACCGATGTTCTGATTAAAAGAAGTATTATCACGGAATGCGGCCTCCATACCAGTCACATTACTCACATCCCAATTACTTATATTATTAAAGTTGTTAATAGATAAGCCTCTCGTGAGATTCTCTATATGAGCATTAAAAATAAAACTAGGTACATCTTCTACCGTAGAAAAATCCATGTTAACTGCCCCATCAATAACAGACGAACTAGCTCCAAAGCTTAACCTTTCAAAATCCATAGGAGATCCAAATTTTACCAACTTAGTATAAAGTGCCGCTATAGAATTAGATAGATTACTGAATATTATTCTTGATGATCTACCGGATATTTCTATTGTATAAACACCTGCCGCCGTATATGTGTGGGTTCTATTAGCGTAAGAATTAACAGAGGTATTTCCATCTCCCCAATTAATAGTGCCTGAATATGTCCCCGAAGCATCATAAGGTAACTCTACACTTGTAGAATTTACTGTTGTAGTAACTTCAAAAGTAAGTGGATTTGTTAAGGGAGCATCCCCACAAGACCCTGTTATAGTGTTGTATTGAATTATATCTGTTATAACCCCACTAGAATTATATATTATTATATCATAACTGTCTAGGACAGTAGCAAGATTATTGGGATCTAAGCCGGAATCATTAGGCTCCCCTAAATTACTAGGCACGTAAAGCCCAAGTCCAGCGGAAGTTAAAGGTTCTTCAGTGTTATAATCATATAATTGAGTTCCCACAACTAATCCAGCTGTAGCAAAATATTTAAACTCAACCCCTGATTTATCTATGTTAGTGTAATCGCTTAGAGTATTATAAAATCCTTCTATTATACACTTAGCGGAAAGAGCGGTTGTTTCATTAGCTATTGTAACATCATTGTTACCTATAATCTCATCCCAATTAGTCCATAAGAATAGATCCGCATCTGGATCCGTAGTAGAGCCTGTGTTGCTGCAAGTGAGATCTATAAAAGTAGTTAATAGATAATTTTGAGAGCCAGAATCTGTTCCAGTAGGATAACCTATACCAAAGGCTTCGTTACATACCGCTAGTGCTTTTATATAATTAAAATACTTACCTTCTTTGTCTTCAAATTCTTTTACTTCTCCTCCTTCTAAATTTGTTCTTATATAGTTTACATACCATCCTGGGTTTTTTATCCTTAAAGATGTTGGCAGCCAACCACCCGCGTTCACCTCAGCTATAGAATACCATTTGTTACTACTTGCTTTTTCATATTCTAAAACTCTAGATTTTGTACCGGTATAATTTAAAGCGGTATAACCTTTGACAGAGTTAGGTAGTTCGTTTATAAGAACATTAAAAGAACTAATGTATTGTTCGCCATAAAATTTGTTATATATAGGATTTTCATTATGAGCCCACATTAACCCATCTTTAAATGTAAAATACCTGTCATTTAAAGAAACTCCCGATTCAGGAACGAATGATTTTCTACTAGTCCAACCGTCTACGGATTCTTTAAAAGATACGGTGGTGCTTATATAATTTTCTTGAAAAGGCGGGTTTTGTATATTGTCTTCGCAGGCAATAGCTAAGTTATCCGCTTGGATAGGGTTAAATTTAGTTTGCCAATCGGAAGTAAGACTATTTAAAGTTAGATTATATAACCCTTTATCTGCATCATAAGATCCTATTAATTTATTATTAGCTTTTAAATTATCAGCAAAGAAACTACTCATACCTTTTTCAGATATTTGTGTTAAGCCGTCTCTTGATAATCTCATAACGCTACCTCTATTTTTGTCGGTAAAATATAGTCTAAAACCATAATCCGCAAAAGATTCTGGGTTTTTAGATATTCCAAACTCTCCTGCATAAGGCGTAGCCTGCCCTAAAACGTTATTATTCGATGTAACATTAGCGTTGCCGTCTGCATTAAATAAAGCGTCTTTATTAGCTAGTACTCTAAAACACTTGTCTTCGCAGAAAGTTATTAAATCGGTATCTCTAGCATGTAATTTTTGTATGGTGCCATATATAGGATTGAGATCCTTTGTTATAGGCAATGCTTGTATGAATTGATTTAATCTATTTATTCCCGATGTGGAATTGTATATTTGAGAAAATATATAGCCACTACCCCTTCTCTCTTCTCCATAAGGGTCTGCTAATATGGATGATACGGTAGCCCCTTTATCCATGGTGACCGCATTGTAATCATCTCTAATTCTGTTTGACTCTACTCCATTACCGAAGCTAAAGCAGTTATACCAATCTAGTTGAACTGGGTCATTATATCCAGATATAGGCAATGCATTACTTGCTTGATAATATAAATCTAGGTCTACAGCTTCTTTAGGCTCCGTTTCAAATATAGCTGGATTATTAGACGTAAGAAGTCTATTCCCTTGGGGTACAACCGGCTTTATTGCTTGTATTGCTATATCAGCCGCTTGTGATAATCTTGTTGTATAAACGTTAGAATCAGGAGCATACTCCCAATCCACGTCTTCATTTAGCTCTAATAATATAACATAAGCATAATTACGAGCGTCTCCTTCATTATCGTCTTGCGCTCTTCTATGGTGAAAAGCTTGAGCTTTAACTATTTGATAAACAGGCGAAAGTTCCCCAGTAGGAGTATGTTCAAACCTTACAGATCCTCCGGTTGTTATAAATCCATTAGGGGTTACGGGCCGTGTAGCCCTTCCGTCTTCAATATCCGGGTCAAAAGGGGTGGGTACTGTTCCCGACATTGCATCTATATAGGTAGGCACCCCATTAGTACGTTGTTTTACTTTAACATAAGAAAAACCAACAAATCTGTTGTTTTTAGTTATAGGTCCAAAATTTTGGAAAAAAGCCCTTTGAGGCTGTATGTCATTAAGCCTACGACCTATGGGGCCATTAGATGGATTAGCCCCTCCATACGGAACCCCGTTCATCCAAACGCCTGTGCCAGCTACAAACATTTCAGTAGGAGTTTCTGTTTCAGCACCGTCTCCTTTGAACCCCCAATCAATCCAATAATACCCCGGCTCCCCGGTACGACCAGTCCCATTTTCTCCTACTAGTCCCCGTGTACCACTTTCCGTAAAAGATATACTTCCAAGTATAGAAAATTGAGGATCTAAAGCTTGGAATGAGGTCATTATGTGAGTGTCAAAAGCTGCGTCTCTTGGTATTTTTACAAAAAATCTACCTTGATACTCAGGTTTTGTTTCTTCCTGCTCAGCTACAACTGTTATGTCAAAGTTCTGACCAACGCCTACTACTTCTAAAAAAGTAGCATCTGCTCCTAACCCTCTGCCTATAGTTAATTCATAATTAGTTTCATCTCCTACTGTGTTAACAACTTTATAATCTATAACCTTATACTTTTCGGATTTAAAAGCTCCTAAAGCAAAAATTACACTATTTCCTGCAAAATTTGGGGCAAACTCAGGATTAGCACTAGGAGAAGGCCCTTTAAAAGCGAAACCTAGCGAACCAACGCTAATCAAAGATATATTTTCAACAGCTTCGGTACCTAAATTTTTATCTACAGTTCTTATAAAATCAGGGGCTTCATTAGATATAGACAGAACTCTATACCTTGAAAGTGACTCTATAGGTGTGTTATTATCGTGCTGTTTTTTTGATATTAAATACGATTCTTCTGATATTTTGTTTCTTTCAGAAGAGGGAAAAGATAACCATACGTTGCCATCCTCAGCATCATAATATCTGTCTAGGGCTAAATTATAGTATTCATTAGAATTTTCTTTTATGAATATTTTATAATGGGTAGCCCAGTCGGGCGGGGTATTTGTGGGTTGAGCTATGAGCCTATTGAATGTACTCGAACTAGATATGTTTAGTTTAGTACCAGCTTCTTTACTCGTAAACACCGGCGTTTCTCTTCCGTATTTATCTAAATAAACTACTCCCGCTTGATATGTTCTGATGGACTTTACAGAAAAAGTGGGCTCGCCAACTATCATCGGCACAGTGTATTGATTTGATATAGAACTTAATGTTATTTCAGAGGTAGGCACATTATAGTTTTGTAGATAATTTCCGTAAACTATTCTATTTCCAATTATCTCCTGAGCTTGAGCTTTTCTAGGCACATTATCCCAGGGTCTTAATATTTGGTTTCCTTCTATCAAGGCTCCTATTAATTCTGTTTTAACTTCAAACTCAGTTATGAGATTTCCGGACGTATCATACGATTCATCTTTAACTAAAGTGTCTACAACATATACTGCAGAGCTGTTAGATTCTTTGTATAATATGTCCACTTCGGTAACATCCACATGCCCCCAGCTTATATCTTTAAGTATAAGCTTTCTTATGCTATTGATCATTCCTGTATTGTAGCCTTCTCTAGACTCATAGCTAAAATCTCCCGCTAAAAAAGCTACCTCTGAAAATGGCGAAAATGTAGAGTATTCGTTGTCTATAAACTTCCATCTATAAGCAAACCTAGGAAATACATCTTCAAACATTGCATCATCTTCTTCTAACAAGCACTCCCATTCGAATTTAATTATATTTCCATTAGCATCTATAAATGTACCTATATCAGATGATATAGATTGTATTTCGCATTTCCATTTAATATTAGTGCTATTTAGAGGTTCTACTAATCTTATAGATAGCCCGTATTCGTAATCTGTAAAATTAGTGTCTTCATAGTCAGCATTTATATTTACTATGTCCCCTGTCTGCCAATTTAAAGGTAGTGGAGACCCGAATTCAAGTTCCAAGTAACCGTTCCATCCCTCTATACTGGTTTCGTCATAATAATCAGGATCATTACTTATATTATCTTCCCATTGAAATCTAGTGGGTAAAGACCTTCTAATCTCAGGACTAGCGGTGTCTTCTGCATAAGTAAAATTAATTCTTTTTTCATTATTACCCGTTGGATTATATACCCCGCCAGGAATAAATTGAACTTCAGAAGTTCCAGTGCCAGGTGAATTACCGTACTTACTTGCAGCCATATCTAAAGTAAGCGCGGTAAGAGGCGATTTTTTAATAACAGTTACATCCGCTTCATTAAAATCGGGTCTGCCTGTTAAATTAGCGCTATATGTTTGGCTTGTACTGTCGTAATCGGGTATCTTAGTATGCGTTACAAAGTTTACAGATCCTCTTTTAAATTTATCAATATTTATTGTTTTCGGTTCAGAATTGTTATCTGTCCAAAACAATAGATTGTCAATAATATTTATGCCTGTAATTAAATATTGTGTAGAAAAATTTAAGACATTATTAGTGTCTACTATAACCGGTTTTATTTGGCCACCTGCAAAATTGTATTCAGCAATACAATCAGCTTCTGTAGAGGTTATAAACCAATATATTTTATCTGATTTATCGTCAACAAAAGATCCTATACACTTTGCATTAGTTAAGGAATCTATATAATCGCTTGTCCATTGAGGCTTACCTCTTAGCTGTTGGTTACCCTTCACACTTTGCAAAGAACCCATGTTGCCGTTGTCTGAGTTTGCTAAATCTAAATTTAACGCATCTCGGTATTCACCATTAGGAACAAGTCTTTCGTCAAGATCTTTGTTCATCTTTCCTTTTTGGAAAACATGTACAAATTCACCCATATACTAGTGTTTTATAATTTTAGATTTGTTACGCATAACCTGCGTAAGCTCTTCTATTTTAATATTTGATAATCTTAATTTGGTGTTTCTTTTGGTAGCCGCTAATTCTTTTTTGTACCTAGCAACTAAATATTCTGGAGTGTTCGCTTTTGTAGATAAAATTCCGTAAGCTATATATTTATATATTGCTTCTTCTGCAAACTTATGAACCACCATTTCCTCATCGGTGGCTAATCCATCGGATATGTATTTTAGCGTAACAACTTGCCCTACAAAGCTAGAGTCAAAATATATTATACCAGCAACTCGGTCTATATAAAACACACCATTCGATTGTGCTTGCTCAGGAGAAAGCCCGTAACGTCTGCCCCAACCACCTTGATTTAATCGATCACTTAAATCTTCTTTATTATTATCACCTGTATTATTCTGAGCTTGAAATTTTTTTCTAGTTTCTGATTCTTCAGCTGTTAACATCTCTCCTGTTTGCTCGTCAAATAAATACTCAAATTCAGCATCTTGGAGTATAGGCAGTGGATTGGAAGTCTTACTGGTGGGGTATATGATCCGTTCTATGCCCTTAGAATCAACCCAAACTAATTTTACATAGTTTACGTAGTCTTTAGGTAAAATAAAGTTTAAGGTGGGCCCTATCTCAATCTCTTGAGATTTTATAGAAGGTAACGTGTCAAAGCTAAATTCCTGTATGCCTCTTTTAGCATGAAAGGCTACTTCGGTTCTTTTTACTTTGGATATATTTTTTTCTAATCCCACATAGGAAATCATGAAATTATTTATTATATCTTTTAATAAAATGAATTGATAACTACCATAATTTTCGTCAAAGCTATTCCATACTCCGTCAGGGCCTAAATAGTATTGTTCGTCAGTTTGTGTTATTAAGCCCATATATTATAATTTTTGTTGTTGTATTGTTTCTTGATCTTCCTTGTCAAAAGCTTGGTATAAACTTAAATCTTTTATTAATATACCACAAAGCTCTAGTATTTTTATAACTAACTCAGTTTCTTCGGACTCGTGTAATTCAAAGTCTATCGAGGACGATGAATCGTATAAAGGCTCCCCAAATACAATCTGATATTTCCATTCAACCTCCGCGGGTTTTTTAACATAGTATAGTGTTACATCTTGAACTATAGTATTTGGGAATAAATTAATTTTATTGTCATTTTGTATATATACGGGATATGTTTCCGAAGGCGCTGTTAAATCCGATTTATTTAACTTTAAAAAATGCTGGTAGCTTACCTGTTCGGCTTCATTTTCAGAAGTTTGAACAACTACATTATTTAAACGGTATAAATCAGAGGGCAGCAAATAATAGCCATTATTAATAGAGACATTTAATTCTTTTTCAAACAAAGAAATTTTTTCCTCAATTAGATTTGGTATGCTGGCGTTTGCGTGTCCATTAGCAGGCAACCTTAAAAATTGACCTATATCATAAAAATATTGCTCAAATAAATCTAGTTGTGCTTGATTTGCAAATAAGTTAAATTCCTGAGGCGTAACATACCCTCGTTGTTCTTTATTAAGTATACTCAATACTCTTTGATATACTGTATCTATGCTTATACTCATATATATGTACTTTACTTTATTATTCGAAGTTTGTAAAAACCAGCCTAGATTTAGATTTTTCTAATTTTAGCATTTTTTCCATTAAAAGTCTTTGGAGTGTGTTTGGATCTGTACTTCCTCTATTTGCTAATATTGCATATATCATACAAGCGTATAAAGCCTCTTCGGCTAATTTAGGAACTGCTGCTGTTTCATCAATAGTTAATGCGTTTGATAAATACGTGTATGATAAGCCATACCCATCCAAGGAAGTATCAAATATTATTTTTTTATTATTATAGTCAACATAATAGTTTGTACCATCTATATTAGCTAATTCTTTTGTCTCACTCATTTCTACTGTATAAGTGACACCTCCAGGTGAAGCGCTTCTAAATATACTAATGATAGCCACGTTGTCGTCCGGCTGTTCATATTCGCCATTCGCAGGAATAGTTGTTGTTTTATTAAATTGACTTTTTAATGTTTCAAAAGCAAATTCTTGCAAACACCTTCTAGCGTGTAGTATAACCTCTGTCCTATCTGCGTCAGGTATCATTCTTCCAGGTCCGGTATAAGATATAAGGAAGTTATTTATTATATCATTTAAAGATATAAACGCATTGATTAATTGTGTATCTGCCATTTATTATTATTTTACGTTATCTCCGTTAATTTGTACCTCCTTTTGTTGAGCTATGCCACCAACAAATTGATCTTTTGTTACAACCCCTGCAAATCCAAGTATTTTTGAAATAAGCAACGGTTGATCTAACTGGTGTATTTCAAAAGAAGTTGAATCAGATTCGTTATACACGTAGTTTCCTAATTCTTTATCAATAGTAAATCCCCATTTAACGTCGGCGGGATATTTTAAATAATTCACAGAAACTTTACCAGATGCAGTTTCGGGATAAATTTTTAATGTATTATTTTCATACGTATAAACTGGGTAGTATTCCGTAGGTGCAGTTAAAGGCGAAAGGTTTGTTGTGTATACTTCGTGAGTTTGTATCCTTTCTGCTTCCCTATTATTATATACAACCACTCCTAACTCCTGAACATTAGAAGGAAGAGTGACTTCTTGGTCTTGATCTAATGTAAACGCTTCAAGCCTTTTAAATAAAGATATTTTTTCATCTAACAGAGCAAATCTGTCAGCATAAGCTAAACTAGTTTGCGGCAACCTAAGTACTTGGTTGAAGTCGTCAAAGTATTGAGTGTATATTTCTTGTTGAGCCTGAGTGGCCATCCTATTAAACTCCGAAGGCATTAGTGCGCCTCTTTTCTCTTGTTCTAATATAACTAGAACAGTTTTATAAACTGAATTAATATTTATAGTTCCAGCCATTTTTTAATTTTTTAAATTTATAGTGATTAAGCCACATTTAAAGCGGCTTAATCGCTATAAAAAGTAACTTAGTAAAGTCTCTTTAATATTACCTTATAAACCTCCATACCTTCATCTGTCTTAAAGAATGAAGCTAAAGCGCTATAAGGGTGCTCGTCAAAAGGTACAGTCATTAACTTTCTATTACCTTCGCCGTAAGTGAACGTTCTTTGATCAGCGGATAAGTTTATTATTCTAGCTTCTACAGCTTTAATACCTACATTACGTAATTGAACGTTGTCGTCATTAGCTAATTCTATAAATAACGCAGGTTGCCTTTTGGCAAATATCATTAGATCTCTTTTTAATTCACTAGATGATAAATCATTAACTGCACTACCGTATTCAGCTCTTAATATTCCTTCAGCTGTGTCAATTTCCATATCCTTAGCTAAAGTTAATGCTTCAAGTTCTAACTCAATCCAATCTAGTTCATTTACAGAAACTTGCACTGGATCAAATTCGTAATATACTTTATCTTTCAGTGGATGATATAAAGATAATAATTTTTGTAAAGATACATCTTCCTTTTTTACTTTGATTAAACCGTTCCGCATAGATATTCTACCTAATGTTGCAGATCCCTTTTGTTCATCTACAAAGGGAGACTTCTGATTAGTAGCGTAACGTAATTCCCTTTGAAATCCTTTTTCTGGGTCAAACCATAATAAAGGTTTTCTTTGAGAATGTTTAGAAGGTAATGTATATAAAAGCGGAGACTTACCGGTTTTTAAAACATAAGTTCGATCTCTGTATTCCCACGTTGGTTTTGCCGGTTTTGATGGCTTAACTGTCACGGGTTCTGCTTTTTCTATTTGTACTGGTAACCCATCTGTGATAGGTTCTTGTGGTGCAGCTTTTTTAGCTACGGGCTTTTTCTTGTTTGCCATGATATAATATTATAAAATTGATAAAAATAGTGGCCAGGGACCAATGATCCCCAGCACACTAATAAATTAATTATGGTGTAGTTGCAGTATTCTTCAATAATATGAAGTTGTTTGCAGCTTGTACACATAAACATCTTTCTGATAAGAAGTGAACGTTCATTGCATCCTCGTCGCTTGTAAAGTTTCCACCTACAGATCCTGTGATCCAAGACTTCATTTTTCTATCATCTGCTTCAGAAGCTCTGTAACGGATGTGTAAGAAAGGTCTTGAGATGTTTTTACCTAACATTTGATCGTAAACTGTTGAAGTTCCAGCAGGAACAACCACACCTTCAATATCTCCAACTAATCCTCTAGTTGTAGCGTCGTTTAAGTATTTCCAGTCTGTTTTGTAGAAATCATAAGATCCTCTACGGAAACCACTGAATCCTAAGTTAAGTGCCATATCTTCTGAATTTTCGAATACACCGTAAGATGTTCCTCCAGTTCCGTAAGAATTTTGGGCCGCTAACATATTGTCAATACCTAAAGAAGTTGAACGATCTAAGAACAACATGTTCTCTTCGATAGCTCCTTGCTTGTCAAGTTCTCCTAGGATAGCGTCAAAATCGCTTAATCCTAAATCAGCTCCGCTCCCAAAATCCGCGTCTGTATATACAAGACCTCGGTTTTCTAAAGCAGCAAAAAGTCCGTCAGAACCTGTGATTTCAGTTCCTCCTCCTAATCCAGCAGCTGGCGTAATTGGTGCCGCAGCTTTTTCAGCTTCAATCATAGACATTTCTAAGTGATCTTCAAAACGTATACGAGATTCGTGCTCAGACTTTAGATACCATAAGTACCCTGAAGTTCCAGCTTCAGTAGTTACTTCTACCCATCCAATCTGTGCCGTATCAGACCCGTTTACCGCGTACTTATTACGTAAAATGATTGGTTTGTTGCTGAACTGTTCGAAAGCAGCATCAATAGAAGTTCCTGCATTTGAAGTTCCTTTTGCATATTCAGATCCGTATACGAATACTTTTACATTTCCAGTACCAGTAACTGTAACAGCTCCTGCGTATCCTGCAATTGTTAAAGTAGCTACTCCGTTTCCTGCAACAGCCACTTCGCTAACGTAAGCTTTTTCAACTGTTAATCCAGTAGAATCAGCGATAACGATAGTATCTCCAGGTCCGATTAGGTTTTTGCTAGTAGCTCCAGCTCCTGCTGGAATTGTAATTGAGGTTGCTGATACAACAGTAACGTCGTCATAAGCAATGTGTAAACGCCCTTGCTCAGACCATACTACTTGATCAGATGCCATAGGCATTTCAGCTCCTACCATACGTAAGAATCCAGAGATTGTACGGTTTCCGTAACGCTCTACTTCTTTTTCGTATACTTCTGGTAAGAATTGTTGTGTAAAATCCATGTCCCCAAGGGCCAGGTAGTTGTCGTTAAACAACGTTTGTGTTGGTCTAGGAGTTAAGTGCGCTAAAGCCGCTGCACTCCCAGTAAATGATCCATTTGCCATTATTTGTAAAGTTTAGTAATTATTATTTTCTCTTTTTAATTCTAAGCTTAGTAGTTGAGTCATTACTTCCCGGTACGGATCTAACCTTCCACCCGTTAGGTGGCTTAACATCTTCATGAGTCCCTCTCGGATCCATGTCAATATTTTTAGCTTTTTCCATGCTTGATTTCATTGCGTCCGCTTTACCTTGCTGGTAAAAGTGATTTGCAATTGCGTCAGGGTTCATTGCTGTGAATAAAGATTTATGATAACCTTTAGCATCTGCCATTTCGTTTTTATCGTTTAAGAACTTCTTAACAAAATTTGAAATGTCTCCTTGCTTAGATTTAACTCCCTCTACATCATTAACTTTATACCTGAACTTTTTTTCTCCAACTTCGAAATCAAAACCTTTGAATTCATTAGAAAATACTTTTTCAGTTTTTTCGTTAAATATAGAAACTTGCTTTTCTCTATCCTCTGTCAACTTCTCGCTATCTTGGTTATAACGATTGAAAAATTCAACCGCCTTTTTTTGTTCTGGATTTAACCGAGACCCAGCTTTTATCTCTTCGTAATATTTGTCTTTTAAACTCTCTAGATGATTTTTAGCTTTTGCCAACTCTTCTTTTCTAGCTAATTTTTTTCTGCGTATATCTCTATCCTCGTCCATGTCTTCGTCAAAACTGAATTTGTCTTCCATAACAAACCCTATTTCTTCAGAATCTAAGTGAGGCTTAGTGTTTTCGTAATACTCTCGTAGTAACTGATCTTCGTTTAAAGACGCATAATCTGTGTTTAGATTCACGTAGTCTTTCAAACTTCCGCCTGTATCATTCATAAAGTCTACGACTTTTTGAATATTCTCAGGTAGGTCTATTCCAGGCTCCTGATTTTCAATAGCCTCCGCAACTTGTTCTTTTACTTCCTCTACTTTTTCTTGTACTTCCTCGTTTGTTATTTCTTGTAAAACGGGTTGCTCTTCATTTGAAACGGGCTCCCGTACTTCTGGAACCACTTCTTCGCTACTTTCCGTGTTTTCGGATTCTCTGACAGGAACATCGCTTGCATTTGTTTCTTGCTCTGGAATGGCATTTGCTTCTACTTTGTTTAATTGACCTAAGTCTACTTTAATTAATCCGCTATCTTCCTGTGTAATAGGAGACGCTTCTTGAGGTTGGGTTTCTTCAGTTTTCTCAACCTCGGTTTTTACTTCTTCTTCCATGATAAAATATTATATAATTATTACTATTATTATTACCTAGGATCACCTGATCCTAAATTGAAATTACCGTTAAGTACATCATTGCCTGATGATTCAAAGTTTTTAGGCATTGAATCGTTTTTCCTTTGATCTATTAACTCGCTTTGTTGCGTTGCTTGTATTTTAGTTCTTTCGTCTTTTCTGTCTTCTCTCTCTGTTAGCTCTGATTTTTTGCCTTGCACCTCCATACCTTTAAGTTGCATGTTCATTTGAAACTCGAGACTCATTAATTCTTTTTTAGCAGCAACTTCAGCTTGCATTTTTTGCGAATCAATTTGAGCCTGCATCTGAGCTAATTCCATTTTTTGCTGAGTTAACGCTTGCTGCTTTTGAATCTCAGCTTGAGCAGCTACTTGTTGAGCTTGAGCATTAGCTTGAGACTGCGCCTCAATATTTTGCTGTTGCATTTGCTGATCTCTTTCTTGTTTCTCAACTCTTCTTATTTTTAAAAGCTGATTAGCTAAGTTTATGTTTTTTATTTCCCTTATATCTATAGCGTCAGTAAGATCTATTAAGCCTGCTTGTAATGCTGTTTGTATATTGTTTTCTAATACAGCTTTCTGTTCCTCATCAGGCTGTAATTCTATAAATATACCAAAATCATATAAATACAAATCGCTCATTTCTTCTAACACTGCTACATTTTGATTGCCTATTTTATGTATAAATGCTTCTTTGGTTGGGGAATATTCTATTATGTCTGATATTCTCAAGGACAAATTTTCGCAAAGATCTTGAGCTAAAAACAAAGTAGAGTCTAATATATGCCTAGTAGCCGTATTAGAATTTGCAGCTGCTAATTTTTGCACACCCACTAAAGCTCTAGCATCCGGAGTACTTCCGTCTCTCGCTTCATTCAACCCGGTGACGTCTCTAATCATTTGCATATAATAATTATATGTTTGAATTAATGATTGCAACTTAGCCCCCCCAGATCCAGATTGTAATTCTTGAATAGGTACTTTACCGGGATTCATATCTCCTTCTTGTGTAAATGACCTACCTATTACAGAACCTGTTTGAAAGAACATATTTAACGCTTCCTGCGGGTTATAGTTTGTTCCGTTACCCAAATCTACTTCAGCCAGGCCGTCTGCATCGAGATAAACCCCATCCGGCACCATCCTAGATAATACTTGTTGTAACTTCAAATGTGTTAACTGAATCATGTCAGCAAACCCCGTTATTCTTGACACAATACTTTCTATACGCCCTTTATACATTCTTGGAGCGACTATACTATAATTCATTTTTACTTTAGTATAATCACTTTTTGGACGTATCATATTAGCCGCCATTTCCCACTTTAATGTTTTACCTCCTAATATTTTAACTCCTTCATATAAAACTTCTAATGATCTAGACAATTTTTGTATACCATATTCAACATATAATTCCTCAGGCGGATTAAACTGATCGTCTTTCGGTATTAATTTTGCAGCGCCTGTAGCAGACTCTTTTACTTTATACACTTCATTAGCATAAGTTTTATAGTTATAATATAAAACCTGAACAGTATTAGAATCGTCTTCGTCGTAATTAGTTAAAGTTCTATCGTAAAAGCCATTATTTTGATATGACTGACTAGATATTTCTTTTAGATCTTCATTAGTCAAAAACGGAAATTGTTTCTTTAATTCATTTATGTGAACACTTTTAACTTCTCCTACATAATATATATCGTCAAAATAGGGAGATTCGGTGTATGACCATATTAAATTAACGGGATCTACGTAGTCGATAGTAGCTCCTTCGGATTTACTAAATCCATTTTTAACTGCAGCAATTCCTATAGTAGCTAGGTCGTACGTGCATCTTTTTTTGATTAGGTCGTAATTATTGCCCTGAAGCAATGTATTTATGGCTTGCTCTTCAGCTAATTCAACTTCTTGCTTATAAGACAGTTGCATGTGCAAATTAAGTTCCTCTTTGTTCTTTGGTAAATCGTCTGGGTTATTTTCAAATAAATTAACACCAAATTCAGCTTCTACGTATTCGCCTAGTTCTTTCGTTTGCATATCTCTAAGTATAGATTCCATATACTTAGTTCTTTTGTCTACACCATAAGGATCTTGAGAATAAGCTTTAACATCAAACATTCTCTCTGATATTCCATTAACTAGTATGTCTACAAATTTAGGTATTATAGGTACAGGTTTCCAATCTAAATTAAGATAGGATAAATCCCCATTTATAGATAATTCATCTTTATACTTTTGCACCCCTTGCTCTCCTCTTGCGTATAATCTTAAATTATGAAAAGTGTTTTGATTACTTTTAAAACGACCAATACCATTATCAGAACGAAACCACTCGTTCTCTATCGCTCTACCTACTCTAGTTCCATAGTCTAGACTCATCTTTTCAGAATCGCTAGCTATTTGGCTCGGAAAATAACTTGTTATAACTGACTCAGCCATATTTTTATTTTTCTATTAATTTCGAAACACTTCCTGTGTTGGAGTATCTGCTTATTTTTAAATTTAGTTTTTGCTTTTGCCTTTCAGCGGCTGGACTATATAAATTTCTATTAACAGCCATTATAGCTAACCCTGAGCTTATAGCCGCATCAAATTTAGTTCTGTTATTAATATCGAACTTAGCCCAATCATTTAGCGTTGTATTAAAATACATTCCTCCATACTGTCCATCTTCTTTTAGTCCCACATATCTATCTATGTAAGATTCAATTGCAGCGGCATGTGCCTGCTTTATATCTTCACTAGAGTTTGGTATTCCTCCAATTTCTTTTTCTGTTTTAGATAATTTATTCCAAAGCCTATCCGGCCTATTCATTGAATAACCTCTATACCCTCTTCTTTTTAAATAATACAAAAGTCTAGGCTTGTTATTTTCACATAACAAAGGCATACCGTAAAACACTAAAGCCATCAATACATCTTCGAAAAACATTTCCGCTGTTTGAGGTCTAGCTAGGTATTCAAGAAAAAAGGTATTAGGGGGAGCATCTTCCATTGAAAACTTTGTAAGTCCATGAAGAGCGCCTTTAGACCCTCTACCATCTGTTGTACCACTAATATCATAACTATCACAGCCAAAAGCACCAATGTGATCATTGCCTGGCGACTTAAAGCCATTCTTAACATATTGCTTGTTTTGTAAATTTAAACTTGGCACCCAAGAAATATTAAATCTTCCTTGTGGATTAGGTGTAAATTTAACTTTAGTGTCTTTTATTCCGTTTTCCCAACTAAAACTTCCACGCGTTAATACTCCTGAATGTTTTAAGTCTTCGTTGTAATCTATTTGCTCGTATATCTTTACTAAATTATACAAGCTGTTTTGAGTCTCGTCCCTGAAAGCATGTTCTGTTGTACGCGGAAACTGCCTGTAATGCTCATTTAAGCCGTCCTGGTCGCCTTTTAATCCATCTGCCTCATTATTCCAATGCTCAATGACTCCGAGCTCGATAGGGTCGCCGTATGGATCTTCTAAAGGTTTTTCAGGAGTATCGAATACGGGCATTCCGTATTTGTCAATGAATCCTTCATAATTCCATTCCATAGGAATGAACAGACTATATAGTCCAGATTTGGTTTGTCCATTCTTATTTCTTTTAGCTATATTCGATGCTTGATATAATTTTTTAAAATTGCTACCCCCTTTGTCTAATGCGTTCGAGGTAGACCCCATCATACACTTACCGATAATTCTACTACCTAAACGTAAACATGTTTTGGTAACCCCCCAGTTGTTTAATATATTGTTAGGTCTTTCCCACTTACCCGATTCATCGTGAACTAAAAGTTTTAACTTTTCACCGTCATAACTATTGTCCCCTGTGTTTTTGTAATCTATAGTAGTGTCTAGTCCCTCTAATATTATCTGATCCGAATCAGTGTTTTGTATAGATCTTTTTGTTAATCTAGAAGCCGGGACCCTATAAGCTAATTCTTGCTTTGGTCGATCCATACCGTCCTGGATCGGTTTAAAGAAAAACGGATAGTTGATAGATATGGGTACGACTTTATCCGTGAACATCTTCTTCGCATCAGCACCCGATTTCGATAGTATACCAAATCTGGAATCACTCGACACCGTAGCTTGGTTAATTGTTTCTCCCGACGCCATGAATGAAAATCCGGAACGTCTGTTTTTAAGGTAACAAATACCGTAACAACGTGCGTCTGCCTTGCACGCTTCCCAGAATATATAGAATAACCTGTTTGATTCACGAAAGTCGGGTAACCCCACATCGATTTTTGACCACTGCAAATACATGTAGTGAGTACCAGTAATATAAGTAGGTATATTGTTGTTAAGAAACCAGTAACCATTTTCTCTTCTTTCAAATTGCTCATCTATATAGGGTTCCCATTTTTCTTTAAAGCTATCCGGATAGTCTTTCCACTCAAATATGCTTTGTATTCTTTTAAGTTCTTTAGGGTATTCTTCAGGTTTCCATAAATTATTACCTTTAGTTAGTTTTTTGGGCGTCTTAGGTAAAGCTATTTTTAAACCTTGTATATTATATATTTCCCCTATTTGTCCGGTATTACTAATAACAATTATGTCGTTATCTTTATCGTATCCGTATTTCCAGTTTTTTAAGCTGTTGCGCTTAGATAGCACATTGCCTTTTACAGGAGTTATAACTGAGTATAGATCTTGCTTGTACATTACTTAGCTCTTCTTTCTGCAAAGCCTTTGTAAGTTTTTTCCTTAGACTCTTCTTTAGGCTTTTCATTTAGTATATCCTCTTCCGCTTGTATTCTATTTAGTATTTCAAACGCGTCAAATATAGCTAGCTTTTTTGTAGCTGCTGCGTTTTTAAGTCTATCAGCAGAAATGTCATCGTCTGAATCTACAATAGCTTCTTTTGCTACTTTAATTAATTCTTCAACTGCTTTGTGCCCAGCCTGGATTATATTCTTCTTCGTTTCCTTTATATTCATATTTAATTGTGATTTGATTGGTAGGAACTCGATACATTTTTTTGCCTTCCACAATAAATTCGTATTCAGCTCCGGGTCTAAACCCTATAAGGTCATTCGCTTTTATAGATTTAAGCGCAGGATCTTTATACTTTATTATGCCTATTCCTTCTTTTTCAAAAGAACTAGAAAACATTTTTGTTTCTTTAATAGGTTGCACGAAATTAAATCCTTCGCAAGCCAGCCATTTGTTATCTCGCTTGTAAGCAAATATTTGATTAGGTTGCACAAAATATTTATCTTCTTCGTAAAAACTTCTTGAATTTTTTTCTTTACCACGTATGTCTCTAAACCTTCTGAATACATTGTGATGTATTATTATTATGTCGTCTTTACGTATTTTAGTGTCGTTGAAATAGGGCTCTGAAATAACTAGCCCTATTCTTGACACATAAGAATGATTCTGTAATTCTGTGTTTAATATAAATTCTGTACCGTCTATATTTAATTTGTTTTGATAACGACCCTCCAATGGCCTTACCACAAAATCGGTATATCCTTTCATTAATACTCTAAATTATATTCTATTGCTATTGCCATATTTTTATTAAAATCTTTCCAAGGCAATACTTCATTATTTTTAGTTATATATATTGAATACTTATCTTCTTCTTCAATTATACTATCTATAATATGACCACCATACACTTCCTGACCTACAGAATAGTGCATGGCGTCATTTTTATAGTCTCTACCTATACTTATCTTACGTACTAGGTGCATTATCTTTCATTTCTCCGGTAACTATATCTATAGATACATCTCCGTATTTTTCTTCTAGTGCTTTTTGCACTGACTCTAGCACATCTGTTTTCATTTTCATGGTGTGCATTAAGTCATGCTTTTGTAGCTCAATACCTCCAACTTGCATTTGCAATCGGTTAACAGCTTCAACTGCGGATTTAACCCCAGTTAATTCATCGCTTGTAATGAATCTTTTACCTATTACAGGTACTTCTTTTTTTGTTTTCTTTTTTGCCATTTGATTAAATTTAAAATTAATATTCCGTTATTTTATTTATTACGCGTTTTTGTTACTTATTGATTTTGCTTTTTCATACGAACGCCCAACAAAATAAGCGCCATAGACAGTAACTAGTAAAGTTTGAAATATAGGTATATACTCTTCAGCTACTTTAAACTCACCTATATTACCATCAAAAAATGCACAAGCTGTAAATATAACTGTTAAATATATAAGCACCATAGGTCTTATATTCTTTGATAAAAAAGAATCAGACTTCATATCTGACTCCCATCTTCTAGTTACTTGCTTTTGCGCATCTGCCTCCGCTTGTTGCAATATAACCTCTATTGCTTTTTTAGCTTCTAGCTTTTCTTCCTTACTTGTTATAAGGTTATCGAGAACGCCTCCAACTTCTTTGATAACGTTCCCGGTAAGCCATGACCATATTTTATCCATTATTTTCCGTAATAACCTTTCTTATAATTTTTTACAGGACTTTTTTTATTATCTTCTCTTCTTTTTTTTCTGGTTTGCTGTTGCATTGTTTGCTTAGCCGGTGAAGCATTTCTAGCAGCTTTTCTGTTGGCTTTGTTTTCTTCTCTCGTTGCTTTTCTGTTAGCTCTGTTTTCTTCTCTAGCAGACTTTTTGTTAGTTCTGTTTTCAACTCTAATATCTTTTTTAGTCTTAGGAGTTGGTTTAGCGGTTGCCTTGGCAGATATTTTTATTTCTGGAGTTTTTTCTACTTTGGCTTTTTTGATTGTTTGTGTCTTAACCTTACTTACCGGTTTTTTGCTAGCAACATAGCCTTTAGTAGTAGCATCTTGAGCCCAGCCTCGTCTGGTATACTCATCGTATCTTTCTTTAGATCCCTGCTTCATTTTGCTTAAATCATTTGCTTTTGGCTTTGAGTCAGATTTGGTGCTTTTATTTTTATTAGGTACTTCCGCATTTCTACTTTTGTTAGGCACTTTAGCCCTTGCCTCTAATAACTCTTTTTTATTTTTTGCTTTTCTGCTTTCGCGCTTATTTTTGTTATAAGCTTTACCCTCGCTCGTAGAGTTATACACTGCGTCTTTTAGAAAATTCGCTATAATCCCATCGCCTTCCTTACGCTTTCTTGGGCCAGGTTCTGTTTGCTTTGCCATTGAAGGATTTTTCTTCATGGGCACACCCATCGATTTCAACAGAGGGTTTGTAACTCCGCCTTTGGTAGTCTTTTGAATCTTTGCTGTAATCGGAGTACAGCCTTTTTGTTTGTATGCCATCTTATTTGTTTTTATATGGTAATAATTTGTTTAATGTTTCTTTTCTTCTGTTACAGCCGCAGCCACCTGGTATTTTATCAGCTAATCTTTTTATGCCAGTTGCTTTTGTAAATTTTTCTATTGAATCTCCTAAGCCTTTTGATTTCATAATATTAACAATTCCATCTACGTCTAGCCGCTCTACCTCTTTCTGAAGTCCAACTTTTAGATCTAGCACAAAATGCTTTTCTACGTTTTGCAGCTTTACCCCCTTTTTTTAATTTAGAAGGATCTTTAGTAACAGCTGTTTTTAATTTACTACCCGGATTCTTTCGTCTATACTCGGCAGTTCCTTTAGCAGTCATACCTCCCCCTGCTGCTGCCCCAGTTCCTGTTTTGTTAGCTTTATTATAATACCCTAAAGATTTTTTACGAGATGGAGCATCCCCTTTTTTTTTAACTGGGGATTCGGGAGCTGCTTCTATTTTAGCTTTTAAATGCTCTGGCAAATTATGTTGCTTGCCTTTTAAAGCTTTTGCCAATGGTGATTTTGGTGATTGTGAGTATGCCATAATTATTACTTTTTAAAATAGTTTTTCTTCATAGGAGCTCGCATAGGAAAGCCAGTAAGTATTTGGCCTATACTCTGCGCAGCTAATCTGTTTTTATTCCTTTTATTTTTTGCGTCATCTATCAATTCTTTTTTAGTGTAATCACCTTGCGTTTTCAAAACATCAACCTCATAAGCTTCTCCTGCTTTCCTTCCGAACGCTTGAGCTTCTCGATTTAGTTTTGATCTTGTTTCAAAAGCCGCTCTTTCATTTGCTATTTCTTCTTGCTTAGCTGTGCGCTTAGACTGATTAAAAGCTTTTCTTCTTTCTTTTCTTGATGTACCGTCAGCTTTAGCTTGTTTTCTAGCTTCTCTAGCTTCTTTTATTTTAACTCTTCTAAGATCTTTTTCTGTTTTCTTGGTAGTACGATTCAATTCTCTAGTTTCAAGATCTCCAAGAACTCTACGCTTTTGTTTTTTATATTCCTGTATATCCCCTATAAAATCATCAGTACCAGGTTTTTGTTCAGTGAATGTCTCAAATTCCCCAGTACCCACTTCTTTAGTGTTCTTAGCGGTGTACGCTTTTCCGGCCTCAGTTTTTAGCCATGCTTCCCATTTGTCATTATCCATATACCCTCCGGATCCATCATAATCGTCAGTGTTTACTGTTTTAGTTTTTTCTCTCCTACCGGTAATGGTTTCGCCGGGGCTTCCTTCCTCTTTGTAAGTCGTACGGTAAGCGTCGCCTGCTCCTTTTACTAAATCAGCCTGCTTTAACGCAGAGTTATACTCTCCAGCAGTTTTAGCTTTTTTTGTTATTGGTGTGGATTTATACATCTTATTGTTTTTTATATGCCTCGGCTTCCCAAGGTAAGTTATGAGCTCCTTCTTCCATA